GGCTGTGGTGGTGGTGGTGGGCGCAAGCGTTGTGGTGGTGGTGGTCGTTGTGGGTGAGGCTGTTGTGGTGGTCGTTGTGGGTGCGGCTGTTGTGGTGGTCGTTGTTGTTGTTGTAGTTGTCGGCGCGACCGTTGTGGTGGTGGTGGTGGTGGGCGCAAGCGTTGTGGTGGTGGTGGTGGTGGGCGCAAGCGTTGTGGTGGCGGTGGGGGATACACATTGATTGCAATACCACCACGCCGGATCAGGACCATCCCCCATCATTTCTACACAGAAATTGTAATCATGTCCGCCACCCATGAAAACAGTCCACATAGGAACTTTACCCCCAGTGCAATTATTCGTCGGCGCGGCTGTTGTGGTGGTCGTTGTGGGCGCGGCTGTTGTGGTGGTCGTTGTTGTTGTTGTTGTTGTTGTTGTTGTTGTTGTTGTTGTTGTTGTTGTTGTTGTTGTAGTAGTAGTAGCTAAAACACTATCCACAACACCACTCAATCCACCTTCACTAGAAAATACCTCTAAATTATCATTATATGTATCATCCCATTGATCAACAGGTGCTCCGTCTCCTTCTCCATTTTCTCCTAAATTTTCTGTATTATCAAAAATATTGCTCGGTTGTACAAAAGCTGACGATATCATCGTATCAAGAAAATTACTCTCATCAACAGAAAGAACCAGATCTTCTTGTTGACTCATAATACCCATACCAGTTTCAAAACTACTACGAGTCAAACCATAAACAGCAAGAGCTTTGCCAAATCCATCCCATTTTAAACCATCTCCTCCATTCCATGGTCTTCCATTATTATCCGCTACTCTTTTTAATATAGGAACAATTGCTCCACCAAGCTTTACCACATTATTAATTTTTGCCCAACTAATATCAAAAGATAAATAAGTATTAACTCCAGAACCCATTTTAAATATATTGAGTACCAGAGGATTTCTCACAACTCTTGCGGTATCAGTATAAGTAGTAGAAACTCCATTATATTCGACTCTAACATTAGCAACCACTTTTGCTAGATTACTCCAGGTTTTATTAGTATAAAAGACTTTTATGGTATCTGTGCTAGTTTGTAACTCTACTAATAATAATTCATTATTTCCTGAAGATCCGTCTTTATTGTCCCCCCATGTGGCCACTTGAGTAGATATTAATTTATTATTAGGATCAGGAGCTGTGACCCTGATATACATATGAGGATCTCCCCATGCTCCTATTGCCATTGCTGGTAAAGTTGTTAGAGGAGGAGAAGGATCTTTAGGTGGACGAGTTCTTACAGTACCATTAACTACGAATATTCTAGCATTTTTCATTTATGGAGTTCCTCCATCAACAAATGATATGGTGATATTAGAGGATCCATCAAAACTAGTTCCGTTAATAGTTCTTGCTGTCTGTAGTGCTGTTGCTGTACTAGCATTACCACTTAAAGATCCAATAAAATTAGTACTAGTAACACTACTTAATCCGCTTAATGCCGTAGATGTCCCACCAAGATTAATATTTGTTGAACCAACTGTTACGCTGCTATTCTCTAGTTGAGAGTTGCTTACTCCGCTAGTCTTGATACTAACAGCCCCACTCGTTACATTAAAATCTCCACTATCGAAACTAGCTATGCCTTTAATGCTTGTTGTAGCATCAGGAATTAATCCTGAAGCCACGCTAGTAACTCGTCCATAGCTATCTGTGCTAACACCAATAACCACATTACCAGAGCCACTATCATTTCTAGTGACTGATGCAAGATCGATATTGTCGGCGTTGACAACAATTCGGCTACTACTAGCAGTACCAATATCTAATGTGTTGCCGCTTTTAGTTAAACCAGATCCAGCAGTAATCTGACCAGCACCGGAGAATTGAGCAAAGGACAGATTTGTTGATCCTAGCGTGATAGTATCATTGGTTGTTAATACCCATCCACTATCAGCATTAGTAGTACCTTCTGCAACGAATGTGAACATACCAGCAGTAACTTCTGCACTACTATCGGCATCTGTAGATCTACTCCAACTTCCAGCAGCTACAACATAAATACCATTTTGGGTGGCTGTAGTTTGATCCTTGACTAGAACCCTATCTCCAGCTATGAGCGATACGCCATCGATTGTTTGTGTTCCTGATAGTGTTATATTAGCTGTGGTAGCAGCCCTTACGCTCTGCTTAACATCTAATCCGCTTCTAGCGGCATCAACATAAGCCTTAGTAGCTGCATCTTGGTCATTTGTGGGATCTGCTAGGTTTGTAATCTTTTGACTATTTAAAGACACACTAGCTGTTGGAGCGCTCATCTGATCCAAACGAGATGTTCTAACTTGACTATCGAAATTATTAATATTAGATGCTACTAAACCGCTACCACTAACAGTAAGATTACCATTGATAGTAACGCCACTAAGTGTTGGATTATTAGCAAAAACTAAAGATCCACTACCAGTTTCATCAGTAACTAAAGTACTTAGATTATTACTAGATGGAGTTAACAGGAATGTTCTAGCATTACTAGACAAATCAGTAACATCAGCTAGTTGAACAGTGGGGTCGCTCAAACTAACTACATAATTACCACTATTATGAGATAATGATATGCCACTACCAGCAGTTAAAGAACTACTAATAGTTAATGTATTATTTCCACTATTATATACAATCCCTACGCCACTACCTCCCACAATAGTGGTGCTAACAGCATTTTCTATAAGACTATTAACGCCGCTAGCAAAATTTGTAATTAATGATGTTGGAATACCGGTAACTGAAACGGATAAACTATTTCCACTATCATTATAACTTAATCCAATACCACTTCCTTGAGCTAATAAAGAACTTACCCTATCATCTACTCCTTCAGCAAAATCTGTAATATCTGAAGTTTGTATGGTAGGATCACTTAAACTGATAGTAGTATATCCAGTAGTATCATTATAGTTAACGCTAATTCCGCTAACTCCACTAATATATGTGCCAATAGCATCTTGAACTTCTTCATTTCCTAGTGTGCTATTAATAGTTAAAGTATTAGCATTATCATTATAGCTTAAACTTATATTAGTTCCAGCCTGTAGTAATGTTGCTACTCTATCATCTACGCCCTCAGCAAAACCAGTAATTCCAGACACATCCACAGTAGGATTAGATAATGCTATAGTTAATGAACTACTATTAGCACCAGATGTCAATGATATTCCACTACCGCCAATAAATCCAGAAGCTGGAATAGCAGAGTATGGTAAACTAGCCCATGCTGTACTACCATCACCAATCTTAAAGCGCCCAGTATCTGTCTCATACCCTATCTCTCCCTGATATAGTATACCATTACCTAATGAGTTTTCGGCGCTATTCCATTGACTTAATGTTCCTCTTCTTACTTGAATTCTTGTTTGAACAGCCATGATGGACCTTTCTTATTATTTAATATATATTAGGGAGAACCACAATCAAAAGCATAATTATCTAAATAATCATCTAATCCGTCTATACGAGCCACACTCAAATTACCAACTATTTTACTCATAGGAATATCATCTGGTAAATCACTAGCTAATATTTTTTCCGTATTAACAATTTCTATATTAAATTGATCAAATTTTTCAATTTCAATATTATTAACAATTGACCCAAAAGAAGTTTCTATTTCTATTATATTTACACTAGGCTCTAATATTTCTAGAGTAAAATTGCTCATGATGGACAACTCAGTGTTTGAGAACTTTGACTAAATCGTTTAACAACATTAATTGTGCCAAATAATAGTCTTGTTGTATATTTGCCTCCACCAGAATATAGATCATCTGGGCTTTGTAATTCTAAATCATATTTGGCCGTATTAAAATTAAAAGTATTGGTAGTATTAGCCGGTATCATTAGGGTTAATTTACCAGCAACAGGATCTATAGTAAATTTATAAACACTAATATCTTGATTAATAGAACTAAAGGTTTGAGTAATATTAGTATTAGTTTTCCATACTAGTCTAGCACACCAGTTTGTTAAATCTACAGGATTACTGTTTTGATCTTTATAGATCAAAGATATTTTAAAGGAGGTTCCTTGTTCAATACTAAAATCATACTTGCTAGCTGCCATATAGTATTAATTTCAAATAGTTTTTACAAAAATACCATTATAGAATCTATTATCATATTTAGCTTCTATATCTGTAATAGTTGGAGTATTTTTTACATATGTATTTAGTTTAGAATTTTGACCTGTGAATGTGGTAGTAACAACAGTTGTACCGTTTTTTATACTATTGCCGCTAATAGCTTTATTAATATCATTTGCCATAAAATATTACCTTTCTATTCTTTCTTCAAGTGCTTCTAGTGTTTTGGTTAGTGTCGCCATCTGAATTTTTAATTCATTCATTACTTCGGTATTTCTTTGTAATGCATTAGCAAAAGCCGCCTGGGTTTCTTTATTAATATTTAATCTTTCCATAATAAATTGACGATCATGTAGATATGGACTTTGCGTTTCTATCATATGGGCCACTTCGCTTTTTGTGGCCATATTTTTGCCTATAGCAACCCAAAAACCCATCATTGTGACTATAATGCCTATGCTTGCTGTGGCTAAGCTTTGCCAAAAATGAATAATATTTTCGCTCATATTAATTAATTATATTATGGTTAATAAAGAATTTTTAATAATCTATCTATTACTATACACCATTATATAATTATGAACATATGCTTGGGCTTCTCCATATATATACATTATTACTAATAATGAGATATGGTGAGTTTAGAATTTCCTCTGAAGGAGTCTTAGCGTCTCTACCATTACAAAATTCGCTAATAGGAGGAGGATTTTGTTCTGCAACACAATTAACTATGGCTGGCGCTACACAGCCTATCCATGTGGGCCCTGCCATAAAATTACAATTAGGATACCAAGCCCAATCGCAATGAGACACACAATATTCTGGACAAGGGCCATTTAATCCACAATTATTTGAATAGGAATTTCTCATAATGCTTGAAGATCCCTGACAACAACTATTATTATCACAATCATTAAATGAACCATATGCTGTTTGTCCAGCTGGTGGACTCTCACCATAAACTAATTTTCTACAAGGCATAGATTTACTCTTTTTTTGTTTGAGTATTTATAAAATTATTTTGAAAATTATCTACATTTTGCATACCACCAACTAATATTACCATTTCATTATCTGAAGATGCTGAGGCTATAACAGCAGGAAATGATGAATGAGACTCATCACATGTCCATAAATTATTGTTCATAGAAACTATGGAGGGGGCCGCTTGTTCTAATGAAACTCCTTTTTTTACACACATTTTTAAAAATTCTAATCTATCTAAAACTATCATAATTATTTGTCCTTTATTCTAAAACAGTAGTTTATACACCATAATCGTCTTATTAACTAGGCATACAATAGTATGGTTCGGTACATCCACAATCTCCTTTATTAAAAGTTAAACCCCATAATGGAGGCGCGGTGTCTGTGCCTGGAATCAGAATTGTCCCCGTTAACGTGATGGAGCCATTTGGACAAGTAGTTGTTGGAGTACCAGGGCTCCATCTACCAGCACCTGAACCAGATGGTAAGGTAAAATCACAAAAGATAGTAAAAGTTACACTACCACTAGCAGTTCCGCCAGTTAAAAATTTTGTAGCGCTATATGAACATGAAAGAGGATTAAAAATATATTTAGCTGCTGGATCATTGTTTGGGCAATTAGTACTAATATCTAAAACCCCTTCTCCGTTCCAGGTTGCACAGACAGAGTTTGCGCATAGCTTTGTGGGAGTAGGACTTGGTGTTTTTGTGGTAGTGGGAGTAGTAGTAGAAGTTGGCGTTTTTGTGGGAGTAGGAGTAACGCTATTTGTTGGAGTAACTGTTGGAGTAACGCTATTTGTTGGAGTAACTGTTGGAGTAACTGTTGGAGTAACGCTATTTGTTGGAGTAACTGTTGGAGTAACGCTAATGGTTGGTGTCACAGAAATCGTGGGGGTAATGCTAGGAGTTGGAGTGGAGGTGGGGATTTGAGTTTTTGTGGGAGTAGGAGTGGAGTTTTGAGTTTTGGTGGGGGTAGTAGTGGGAGTTAGAGAAGGCAGAGGAGTTACAAATTCACAATTTATATTGAGATTATTTATTAATTTAACTAATTCTCCATTAGTTTGTAACGGATTGCTAATATAAATAGGAATACTTTCTCCTTTTTTATATATTTTAACTATACTATAATTATTATTGTTTTTGTAGTTTCTAAAACTTAATGATAAATTACAGAAACAATTGTTTTGACTATTAAAATTAGTATTCATATTAAATTAATAATTAAGACGATATAATATTTCGGTATGCATTTCTACAATTGATGTATATAGTACCATCCAAAAAATTGTTTACAGGATTAACAGCTCCCGGAAAGGATGAGCCCCAATATATGCCGATTCCCAAAGCATGTCCAAGCTCATGAGTAATAATATTAATCCAGTCGTCACTAGAAAAGATATAAAGATAATGATTATTAATGTTAAGTGAAAAAGTTAAACTATTAAATTTTATACCACTAGCATTAGATTGTAAATTTACATAATAGTATGGACCACAACTAGCTATAGTATTAGACCCAGAATCTGTATACAGAGAATAAGTTTCTAAACTTAATCCATTCCAAGATGAATAGTTAACAAGACTTTTGATAGCAGACACTACGCTTGGATTATAGCTCATGTATAAGCCCCAGCGATCAGCAGCTTGGTCCAGATATGTTTTGTACGGCTCAGACACTATAGAAGCCCAAGAATTTTTATTAAATAAAACTGGAGAAGATAATGTTGAAATAGAATTATTAGTATATTCAGATAAATTAATAGTTGCTGCTTTAGTTATACCTTTGTGATATTCACAATTTAAATGAATATAATTTTGTGCTGCTATTAGCGATCTAACTGTACTAGGATTTCCTTCGCTATTACCGGGATTGTTCTCTATATAACCAAAATCGATTAAAGACCCTATTGATAGTTTAGATAATATTCTTGGTTGTCCTGGAGATATTGTTCCTACCATAAGCTCATTAGATACCCCTGGATACGATAAACCATCTCCTCCAACATACGAACTATCTCTATAGTTATTCTCCCAGTGAGACAATGCTGTTCCAGCACCACCAGTATCTTCTAATGGAATTTTAGACACATTTGCTACCACAGCAGAACTACTTGGTGTTGGAGTAACACTGTTAGTTGGAGTAGCCGTAGGAGTTGTTGTAGGCGTTATGGTAAAACTAGAGGTTGGAGTAGGAGTAACTGATAGTGTTGGTGTTTTTGTAGGAGTAGGGGTTGTTATTGAAACACTAGGCTCTACACATACACAATCTATAGCTGCTCCTTGCGCTCCACAAGTTGGACATGTACTTTCAAATTTAATAATTGTAGAAGAGCTATCTGCTGTAAATGTATAACTATGATCAACCCATCCCATACTTTCATAAGTTTCATATGTTGTAGAGGATGGATCAAAAGTATAATCTTGAGTTATTGTGGAAATTCCTATTATAGAAAGCCTAGCTGTTTTAATAATATTCCTATAAGTATAATTATTGGCTGCTAATTTAAAACTAACTTTATAAGATTGTCCAATTATAGTATTTATGCTTTGTTGAATATATCCAGGAGAAGTACTATTCAAATCTACCCATCTATTCAATGGTTGTGATAATACAGGATCGTATGAGAGAGAATGAACATCTATAGAATTTTGTGTCCAATAAGTTGCTGTTCCTCCTCCACCGAATGATCCCGGATTTCCTTGTTCAAAATCTCCATTCAGTATTAAATTATTATTACAGTCATTACAATTGTAGCTGGTATTAGTTGATGTTTTTGTTGGGGTTGGTGTTTTTGTTGGGGTTGGTGTTTTTGTTGGAGTGGGTGTTTTTGTTGGAGTGGGTGTCTTTGTAGGAGTACCTGTGGAAGTAGGCGAAGGATCTATAGCTGTACAGCATTTGATATAAATAGCTCCGGAAACTCTTCTTGGGATAGAACTCATATACTATACTCTAGGCTATTTATGTTGTTGAGATGGAATAAAATTATCAAAATTATTTACGTATAAAGTTTGTAGATGTTATATAGAAGCGCCCTTGTCTTTGCTAGTATCCAATATTTGAAAATTACTTTCAGACCTAACTATAGTTCTGTCCTTATTAATATTAGTAATACGTTTTACTATAGTCATGTTATATTGATCTATTCATTAATAGAGTTATCATATGTTATTATAAGCTTCCAAGAATCTATCGATCCACTCCCAAGAGGATCAGTATCTTTAACAATAAAATTCCATACTCCCGTTAATGAAGCTTCAAATAAATGATCGAAAGAACTCAATAAATTTTCATTATTATATTTAACTAAAGCTGTTTTGTCATAGATATTACAGACTTCGCCATTATTAATATTATGTAAATATTTATTATTATCTGCTTTGTTACTAAACATAAAACTAAAATTATTATTAAAATTAGGTATTTTATGGTTTGCAGATAAAAGGATCTTGTCTCCGCTTGGTGGTGCTAATAGTAGTATTAGATCTGTGGGACTGGAATGAGCTAGTTTATTTACTGCCAATTCTACATTTTTAATAATACCTGTATCAGAGACAAGTAATCCACCGCTCACGGTTGATAAATTATTTAATACTAATCCGCTGCCACTATAAACTGTTGAAAATAAATCTAGTGGACCGCAATCATAAGGTAAACAAAAATCTGTTACGGAAGCAGGATTGGTTATAGAAGGATTGGTGTTCGTGGGGGTTGGATTAGTACTGGTGGGCTGAGGTGGATTAGATAAAGAATCTAAGCTAGATGGACAACCAGAATCATTTAGAGGTATATTTCTAGTAATTATATTAATCAGACCTTCTGCTATTCTAATATTATTTAATTTAATCGTTCCGATTTCTTTGATATCTAAATCATAAACAGCATTAGTAAAATTGAATAAGCTCGTTTCTGCTGCACTGGTATTCCATGATATAGTTCCTAAATTATTAGCAGTTAAACTCCAGCCATTAGTATCATAGTCTGATAAGGCTCTGCTAGAATATCTTCTAATAGATCCATCACTACCAGATAAACTTAAAATTACACATTTATCACTGAGATCCACAGGGGTCCCATCACTATTATTATAAATAAAATTAATAGAAAAGTCTGATCCTTTTTCTATATCAAAATTAAAATTGATAGCTGCCATAAAATCTCTTTTTAGTTATAAAAATTTCTTCTAATATCACCAGGATATCTTATATAGCTTGGATCAAAATTATTTCCAACGAAAGGACTTAATACCGCAGCAATAGCTCTGGCGTCTTTTACATCCCAGTGAGAAGTCAATTCTTCATATGTGGCACATGGGCCTTTTTCAAGAATAGTTTTCCAACCAGATAAATTACCAGCAACCGATAAACTAGCGGGTCCTAGCGAGGCCCTAATACCCTCTGTCACGGCCTTACTTCTAAAAGTACTTTGATCTATAATACAAGCAGCTTTTAATGAAACTAAACTAATAAAAATTTCATCTCTATCGTCTGTTGGATCAGGAGAAATAGATGGGGCCGTTACATCTATTTGATATTGATGATCCAAAACGACATCGAATTGAACATATTTAGCAGATACCGCTACCACTTGCAGAATTCGTTCATCGCTATAAACAGGTTGATCTCCAAGATCATTTACTAATGTACGCACTATAATTGGTATTTCTGCTTGCCAGCTCATATCTGTTTCCTTAGAGTAGTTGTGTTTATTAAGAAATACACCGTAAAAGACCCTATTTTAGATTTAATAAATATTTAGCTTGACCACAATCATAAATCTTAAATAAATCTTTTGCATATCCACTATTTCCTGGAAATTTCAGTCTATGAAAAGTTTCAAAACCATCCGTCCATCTAAAGCTAGGATAAATATGAATATAATCAAAACCCAAATTTTTCAGATAATGGCCTTTACCATATCTTTTATCTATAAAGGTCATAATACTGTCGGGCTTTTTGTCATTAATTGCAAATTTTAATAATCTACTAAAGGCTCCGGTAACAGTATAAAATTTACTATTACAAAAACGACTAATTTCATAGTCTTTATTTCTGTTTCTTTTTAATCTTAGGGCAGCAACAATTTCTTCTTTAAACTTTAAAACATATGTGGTGCCTCTACCCTTGCCCATTAAATGATTGGTCTCATAATAAATATCAGCAGTTTTATCCTCTATTTTATGAATACTGCATTTTCTAGCAAATAGTTTATTAGATTTGCCAAGCCTATTTAGAACCATACTCTTAACTATTTCAAATTTATCTCTAATTTCGTCCTCTCTAAAAAATAAGCTATCATAATTAGCATTTTCATAGGCTGTTTTTTTGTTAAAATGATAATTCATATCAACTTTGGCAACATCACTGTGCCAATATAGACCATCTACTTCTATTAGAAGATTATCAACTTTAAAATCTGCAATTTTTTTATCTATACGAAATTGAGTAACATAATTAATATTATAATATTGTAAAAAATCTTCGAAGGTTTTTTCTAGTTTAGTTTTGAATGGTTCCATTTTTATAGCTTCTTCCATTCCATATTTATTAACTAATTTTCCAAAATGAGATCTAGAAAATCCGATTTCTTTGGCTAGATCTGGCCTAGATTTACCTTCATAAGTTTCAATAATACCCTTATCAATTTTTGTTTGTTTCATTTTTTGTGCTGCTTTTTTAGCCGTATCAGAATATTTCATAATATTATCTACGCCATATCTATTTAATAAAGTTTCTTTTTGTTTCTCAATTATTGATTGAACTAACATAGGATTTTCATTACCATATTTTTTTAAATTTGTTTTTTTAATTTGTTCTTTAAATTCTTGTGATTGTAATCTGTCTATATTGGTATTTCTAATTTTGGACCTAACTTCTTGTCTCTGGGCTGAATTTTTAACACCATGTTTACGCAAACTCATATCTTCACGTTTTTTATATTTACATTGTAATTTACCACAAGCATCTTTAGCTACAATTTTTCTTTGTTTTAAATACGCTTTATATGTTTTAATAATATGATCAGAACAATAATCACATTTTACATAAACATCTCTAGAAGAGCCAGCAGATAAATCTTCTGGTCTATATCCATATTTTTCTTTTGTTAATTCTAAATCTATCATTGTCTTTCCTTATTATAAGAGAGATCAGACCAAGCATAGTCCCCACTTATAATAATATAAAAAGAGCTACCATCAAGATAGCTCTTCTTATTAAGAATTTAGGTATTAAATATATAGTATATTATAATGAACCTAATAAAACACGACGATTATCTAGAACCGCAAATCCTAATTCTGCCCAGCCGTAGAACCCGGCTCGTTTCTGACGGTGAAGAGTTTCGTCTTCAAAAATCTGAACTTCTTGACGAATTGGCATAACGAAACTGTCGTTCTTGCGAAGATCAAGACCAACGACAATTTCAGTATCACTAGCTGGTAGTGCAGCACCAAGTGTGCTGCTATAAAATAGCTGATACTCTTGACCAACACCTAGTTCGTCTAGATCATGAAGATTAACACTAAATACTCTGTTAAGAGTACCATCAGCGGCAGTATAGATCTCTCTGCGAGTGATTTCGTCAACCTGATCGATTCCCCAGTTACGGATATCTTCCATAGCTTCTGGAGAAACATAAAGATCTGTTAACATGCCTCTGTTGTTGCTAGTAGAATTACCGCCACCATTTCGTCTCATTACTGTTTTCATAAGACTAACTAGTCTCTTGGTAAACTGACTAGCATTAGCATCACTATCATAGACAACAATGTTACGATCAACACCAGCTGCTAATAGTGTGTGCCAACCATCATCATTCATTTTCTTAACAAAACTAGCTTCTAGAACCTCCATAGCACGACCGACTACATCCCAACGAGCATCACGAGCATACTTTAGGAGATAGTCAATGCTGGCGCCAACATCATAGGTTGGAACCATAACATAATCGCCCTCGACATGACGTTCTGGAATATAACCGTGGTTAGGAATTGTGTAGGCCACAAAATCCTTTTCTGTACCAGGAGCTAGAAAATCAAGGGGAAACTCTGGGGTGGCACTTTGATCGAGCTTAACTGGCTCAAAGATACCATTTAGAATATCTCCGTTTAAAATACCCTGACGAAGAGGTAGTTCAAGAGCTTTGGCAAATTCGGCATTAGCTGCTAAAGCAACCTCTCTTTGGGCGCTACCTGAGCGTTTTAGTAGATCACTAAGCTCGGGTGTTGGTTGAAATCTTTCAGTTTTAGCTGACATATTATTTTTCTCCGTTTAAATTAAAGGTTAACTGATACTTTAGCATAACCGTCAGTGTCTTTACCGCTCAAGAACTGACCGATTTTAACACTATTGGTACTACTTGTACCAATTAAACCACTAACACCAACATAAGCATCCACACCAGCGGATGGAGTAATGCCAGCAACAAGCATGTTTGTGGTGACTTGGCCTTGACGTAGCAAAGTGACCTTACCACCAACTTGAGTCTCATCTTTGTGCCAGTTAATATGCTGACGAGTAAGATCAAGATTCACAACATCATTTAGAAGAACGCCGAGAGGACGAGCGCCAGATACAGTAGCAGCATAAGATACAACAGCGTTAGCATCATCCACAGATACGCCAACTCCTGTTGTTGCTGTAACAGCACTAACAACGCCACCACGCTCGGCAACAGTATTCATGAAAAAAGAAATATCTGTTTTGTGTTCGATACGATCAGATTTTAGAGCCATTTTATTTCTCCGTTAAAGATTACTTAGTTTTTTTACCTAATTTACTATAAACAAATTGAACAAGAGCCGCACGAGTGGAGTCCTCTTCGTCAGAAGAGTCCGAGCCAACTGTGATATCAACAACGTTTTCTGTCTCTACAGAATCTAAATCAGAAGAAGTTACCTTGATTTTGTCTTTTTTTGTTGCTTCTTCTGTTTCATCTGTATTTTTAGCAGCTTCTGTTGTTGTCTCTTCTGATGCTTTCATTTTGGTTTTAACAGAATCTTCTGTTTTTGTTTTAACAGCAGCAAAAAGAGTGGCCATAGCATCAAAAGCTTCATCTTCAAGAGATGAGAATTTTTCAACAAAAGCAACAGCGGCATCCTCTTCTACTCCATTGTCAACTAGAGCAGCTTTTCTTTTGTTCATTTTTTCTTTTTTAGCCATTTCTTCTTCTTTAGTCTTGTATGCAGCCACAGTTTCTGTAGCAGCATCAAGTTCGGCTTTCATTTTCTTCATCTCTTCATCTTTTTGCTTAATCTCTTCTTCTTTGACAGCAATAGCTTCTGAAAGTTCTGAGATACGAGCTTCTAAAGATGTTTGGAGAGCAACAAGCTCTTCTGATGCGGCGACTTTGTTATCTTCGATTTCTTTATTCATAGCAATTTCTCTTTCTTTAAATTCGTTCGTTTGAGTTTGTAATTGAGCTTGTAGAGAGCTATTCTCTTCTTTTAATGAATTAACAGACGCATTAGCTTCGGCTACAGCCTCCTGACAGGAGGTTTCCATAGCCACCAATTTATTCTTGATTTCTGTTACCTCTTGCTGTACACTCATATCATAATTCTCCATGTTATCATTAGATCGAATAGTAATTACACCTAAATTTAAAAAATCTTCATTTTTTTCTAGAGTTTTATTGGATGTTTTTTCTTCAAATAAACTTTTTGTAAAAATTATACTATCTTCATTAGCTGGTTTGTCAACAAAACCTTTGCCTGTAAAAGTAATATTTCTTAAAACTCTACCAATTTTATATTCGTTATTTTCTCCTCTTCCTCCGTATGCTTTTAAATATTTTGTTAAATATGCAGTATCGCTATTTCTACTCAATATTTTATATTCATTAGTTCGTTTATTAATAATACCATAATCAAAACCCTTAAATAAGCATTCCATACTTACAAATTTAGTACCATTTTGTATTTCTGATATTAATTTATCGGCCCGTTCTTTTAGTTCGGGATCGGTAAAAGCTTTATAGATAACAGAACCAGTTAAGATATGAAATTTATCTGGTAAATTTTCTACAGGAGTCTCTGGATCTATTAGAACTCCTTCTTTAGTAATTGGCCAATTCGAAATAATATGGCCAACAATCAAACTTTCATTGTGCTCTAGATTGGTTGGCTTATGAGTTGGTGTATTTTTGGCTTCCCAAACTTCATACTTATCAAATATATCATCGTTTTTATTCCAATTAGAACTAACTAAAATAGATTGTACATAATATAGATCGTTATCATCATATGACGCCAGACTTTTAAAGTATTTGCTAGAAGTATTAAATTGACAAGGTTCAGCAACAGAAGCATAAGATACTGAAGAAGAAGCCAATATTTTTTTAGCTACTCCATCTTCTTGTTCTTGATCATATATAATCATATTTTAGGCCTTTTTAGAAATAAAGGTGATTAACTATAGTCATACACCATAGAATAAAAAGAGGCTTTTGCTTGTTTAGTTTCTTCTACCGTTAAATCTCTAGATATTTCATGTTTCAGATCAGATAGCCATTTATAGAAACTCTTTGTTATTTCATTAGAAGAAAGATCTATAGATTCTATTATATAGTCCGAATTAATTTTAGAAAAAGGATTAGTATTAAATAATATATTAGTTTTAATTTGTTCTAACATATCATGTTCAATATTAGATAAAGAACGTAAATTTTTCTTATTAAAATATTCAAGAATTAATGGATTTATGATATCGCTTATTTGGTCTTGTGCAGATGAGCACCATAGTTGGAGTTTTGCTCCTGTTTGTGGCGAAAAAGTTTTAGTTTTGCGTTTTTCTTTATCTTTAGATAATTTGGGGCGTCCTTCTCCTGGTTCTCCTGGCAACGAATCCGCAGACGGATCGTTAGCCATCTTGGTATTTAATTGAGGCTTAGTTTGGTCTTTTTTCATATCTAAGACTGTTTGTTCTCCTGGTTTTTTCTTTGGAAGATCTAGTCCTACTTGGCTTGGGGTTACTAGTCCTAATTGCAAAGACATCTTTTTTAATGAATTTTCAAACTGAGGATCATGCCAAGGACCAGCTTTCTTTATCATTCTATCAGATTCCCTTTCTCTTTTTTCTCTATTGAGTCTAGATTTTTCCATATCTGGATCAAAACCAAAACGAGTTTGTAATAATTCATCACTAATAAGATTTCTGTCTGCTAATTGTACCAATAGTGCTTTTTCACTATCTTCATTACTTAAATCCATTCTATCAAATTCTATTTTAGCTGGATATCTAAAGCCCATAGCCTTTTGTACTGATTCTATCTCTTGTTCCCAAAATTTAATGAGAGTATCTCTACCATACTGTAATCTTTGAGTAAGTGTTTTTAAGCTAATAAAATTATTTGTAGTACCGGCGGCTCCGAATGTTCCTGTTAAGGTAGGAGGAATACCTAGTCCTGCATATATACTATTTAAATGTGGAGTATACTTACCTTCTCCAAGAAAGTTATGAACATTTGTATTGCTTTCTAATAGCTCTATGTCTGGACCCCAAACCAAATCCATTGTGCCTCCTCCAACATTATTACCTAAAATCTGAGCAAGTTTCGCTGTTGCCGCTTTGGTTGGGGCTATTTTATGTTCTAGGCTACCTAGTTTAAAAATTCTAATATTACTAATGGCGCCGTCAAGGGCTGCCATATCTGCTAATTTTAATTTTTCTATAACTGTTATATCGTCCATAATAGCATAAATCATAGGATAGGCCCAGCTTTGCCAATCGTCTTTTTTATAATGAAAAACAATAGTCTTATTCGGGTCTAACGGAAAAGCTTTTCTACTTTTTGCTGCTTGTACTATTGCCTCTGGAAGTAAATCAACCACTTCTTTTTCTGCGGAGGTTTTGGGACTATTAATAATTTTTCTTAAAGATGCTGGAAGAATTAATTCGTATCTTTTATCGCTCACAAATGAAGACAACGAACCAGCCGCACATTCAACGTACACAGGATCTATAAAAGTATATCTCCAAGGAATTTCTTTTTTTTCTACAATAATATTATCTATATCTTTAATTTGTAAATCTGGAGAGCCCAAGCTTTTATAAAGATTTTCTGTAACCTTTATGCTAATTTTACCTGTTTGCTTATGAATAATAATATTACCTGTTTTGTATAAATTGTTCAAAAATCTTTCACTACGATCTTTGCCATTAATTTTTTTGAACCATGTCCGATAGAATCTTTCTATTCTTTTATTTTTATGTACTAATTTAATTCCTTGTACTGCAAAATCACCCATGAGATCAATAACATTCTTTACCAAACCTACTCTTTGATAAATCTCATCTGCTCTGCGTATAATCAGTTTGATTTTCTTAGGAACCGCTTCGTCTGGTCGAAAAGCATAATAATCACTAGTAGTAAAACCGGGTCTGCTACCTGTATTTCCATCCAAACGAGAAAAATCCATACTATATCTACGACCACCAACGTACGAAGCTGATGAGTTTTGTATACCAGTATATTCATCTAAAGATTCTGATGATTTTTTAAGAGCCTCTTGTTTGCTAGAAAGATCGTCTCCCCAAGCAACATAGGCATCTTCAGGAATTGATGATTTATTTGATAATATTTCGTCTTTGGTTGGTTTTCTGGGCATAAGGTATTCTTACTATAATTGAAACGGTAATTGAATTAGATTGTAATATGTAGAATAATACACATTTTATCGATAAATACCTGTATAAATATCGTCATCTCCATTAACAACAGACGTGAACCATTCGGGCCCTTTGTATAGTTGAGAATCTGAAGATCCTATTAAGTCTTTAGAGTTGCCTCCTACTACATCGTAATCCAATGGTTGCAATGTTCTATGTAGTTGTCTAGCTATCATATTAGCTATTAATAAAGAGCTATATCTATCTTTTCTTAATCTGCCCTTTTTACCATTAGGTAATTTAACTTCTGGAGTATCCCATCTATCTCTAGCATTTGGTCCTGTGCTAGTTTGAGTCATAACAATAGTTGTTAATTCATTTTTTAGTTCTTCTATCTCTAAAATACATTCACTTAAGCTATCATAAAGTGGATTCAAATCAGATTCTATTATATTTTTGCCTTCTTGTTCCATAGCTAATCCTAATGTTAAATTATCAAAATGTGGAAATAATAGCGTCTTATCTTCAAAATCTTTTCTTAAGCCATGATTAGCTTGGCTGGTCCAATCGGCCTTAGCAAATTGTACTAATTCTAAAATATGCAGACCTTGTTGAGAATCAGTGTCTTTGTTTTTGTCATAATTAATAATAGGCCATATTAATTGCTCATTCTCTTTTAGTTTAGCCGGATCGTGTAATGATTCTTCTATAGCTACTCCTCCTCCTTGGGCATCCATCCCTATACGAATAGGAGGAAAAGTTTTCATTAAATCTCGTATTTTTCTAGCACAAAAACTATAAAAATCATGTTCTGTTGCTAATCCAATTTTTTGTCTTTCTTTAAAATTAGTACGATTAGTAGCCCAACAATAAACTATACGAGAATGAGAAGGATGAACTTCTAAAATTACAATACTAAAATTATCTTGCTCACTAGCGGGATCTACGCCATATACATAGTGACAAGCTGGATCTCCTTTGGTCATAGCATTAAACATAACTGGTTTATTATTAATAATAATAGGATGAGTGTCTTGTACAACACAACTCTCTATTAAGCTTCTTCTAAAGAATCCTTGACTATCATTAACAAAACAAGCAGCATATTCCATATTATATATACCAGCATGAATAGTAGCTTTGGCTCTACTTACTTGTTTGTCATCCATAAAGCCTTTAGGAATTAACTCATAAGGAATACGAATAATGCTATAATCTTTCCAATTAAAATTACTTGGTACTTCTCCACCAAACACATCTTCTAATTTTTTGATATCTCCTTTGCTTTCTATAATGCTTTTGTATCTTTTCCAATAATTAGCAAAATGCTTAAACCCATAATCAGCTGTGCCACTAATAACAGCTTGATTATTCATTTTTTTAGAAATTGTATCTAAATCATCTTGCCAAACCCCAGCTTCTTTCATAGCTAATCTTTTAGCTTCATTCTTTACATTCTGAATAGGACTAGCGCTAACAGCAGCGAATCCCGATACAACTGTTTCATAAATATCTGGAGAGATACTACTAAACTCATCTGCTAAAATAATATGAGCACGCAAACCTCTAATTTTATCCCCATTTCCTAATGGGATAGCAATAGCCCAGCTATCTCCTAATCTTAAAGTACATCTATCAACATCTCGTCGTGGTCCATCTTCTCCTCCACTAAAAATACTACGTAAAATAGGACTATTTTTCCATATATTCTCCATATACTCAAAAATAATTTTACTTTGTCTAAAGGCAGCACCAACAATAACCACCTTGGTCCCGGGATAAAAACTGCATCTTAATACAGCATATAATGCTAGTAAAAATGAATTATGAGTTACTATATAATCTTTAGTTATATATGTTTTATCAGCATTATCGACACTAATACAATATCCTTCCCCTTTTCCTATATATTCTATATTAGTAATAAATACTTTATTATACTTGGAAGAACCCTGCTTAGAAATAGGATGTTCTAAATAATTGTTTAGTTTTCTAGATAGGCTAAAGATTGGAGTTTTTGTATAAATAGTTACAGTATTATAATCTGCATATCTTTTACCATTAAACCAAGATTCTCTAATAGAATGCTTACAATGCAGACCCACTGATCTTGCTACGTTCAAAAAGTCTTTACATAATTGTGTAGATACTGTTGAATAAACTATATTCGATCTTTTAGCCGTACCATCAGTATCCATTAATCCTCTAATAAGTTCGAGTTTTTGATTATATGATGAGTATTGGTATGCTTGTGGTATGAATTTGGTATGAGAATTACTTGGAAACAAACCAAGTTGTTCTAATAGTTTGTGGAAAGATAGTAGTTTTTTATCTTTTTTATTAATTCTATATTTTAAATTACCATAACTTTTTAAGTAATACCCATCTGGCAATAAAGACTGTACTTTATCTATTATTTCTTGATCTTTACTAGTAATTATTATTCCTGAGGTTGTCATACCTCCATCTCCTAGCAATACTCCTAAAACGTAAGGATGGATAATTAGATCTTGTTCTTGTTCTTCTAATAAAGGTTTATTAACTGGTAATGCGTATCTATACTCTTTGCCATTACTTTTAGCTCCTATTCTATTCCAAACATAACTATCAATCATTTGTTTAGTAGTTAACTCTGACCAAATTTCTGTATTTTTTTTACGATTATTATTTTTGTCCCAAACTTTCCACATATGGTCTTCACAACATTCTATAGATCTACCGTCTCTCAAAGTTATTCTATACATATTGACATTAAACTGTTTTTCTGTTTTAGATATTACATTAGTTAATTTACCATCAGAACCATATACCTTATCTCCTATTTGTATATCTTCCATAGTTTTCCAACCGTCTTTAACTCTTATTAATTCATTAGATCTTAATAATTTACTGAATCCTCGACTTCCAATTAACATAGGAAAAGGCCTATTCCATATCTCTTGTAAGACTAACATCTGCATAGGATGTAGTTCTATATTAAATAATAGCTTACATGTTGATCCCAAGTATTTAGGATCTCTTAATAATCTTATGAGATGCAAATCAGGATTCTCTATGTCTGCTTTATTTCTATGAATCATAGGATTATTAGAAAGATCTAACTTTGATAGATCTCCTAATCCTAGCCAAGCGTCATCAAATTGGTGTGAACTATTAATCATTAGCTATTTTCTTTAATCTTTAATCGACGAGAAGTTTTAATAGCCCGAGATACTATTAAAGAAGCTACAGATTCTATATAAGGAAGATGTCTTTTTGCACTTTCTTCTTTTAGCCAACCTAGAATAGTAGGCATATTATTTTCGCACCAATCAGCACCTTTTTCGTTCATCTCTATAGCATGTCTCCTACAAGAACAGTTTGGGGTACTTTTAATACCCATAGTACTAATCATATTAGTTAATATAGTTCCTGGGCCATTAGGATCTTCTTCTAAGGTTTTGGGAAATTTTTCTCTTAGTTTTTGAGCAGTATTTTCTTTAATTAGATCATAAAATAAAGCTTGTATTACCGATCTAGTAAAGTCTCCTAATTTTTCATAATCTATACCAGAAGCTACAACGAAAGAACCAGGAATGTTTCTAACTGTAGCGGAAACTATTTTAGATGCTGGATTATCGTGATAAGTAACATCTAAAAAATCCATAGCTATTGCTGGAGGATTTACTATCTTATTAGTATTAGGATCAGTATAGGCTGGTGGATAGATATAAATAGTTTGTTCGAGTTTCATTTTATGGTTCCTTTGTTTGAGAAGTTAATAAATGGATCTTTTTAATAATATATTCCGCTATCTTTTCTGCATTAGAGCTATTATTACAAAATAATACTTTAATATTGTGTTTAAGTTGCCAATCTAAAATATTCTTCATAAGAAATGCTGGGGTAATTTTTATTTTATCCCACAGTCTTTTAGGAAGATTGGATCCCACAGGATAGTTTAATACTTCTGTCATTCCAAACTCTAATAACAAAAATGAATATTTGCATTGGGCCAAGCGTGCTATAGCATCTTTAAATCGTGGTTCCACAATATTATTTGCCACCTCGTTAATACTCTTTTTTCTTTCTATCGCAAAAATATTTTGTAGTCCTTCGATACTATAGTCTCCAGCATCAAGTTTTTTATGAGCCGTAGTATATTCTTGAAAATTCCAGGGCTGTTGTTCTCTTGTATCTATTATTATAGTAAAATCTTCATCTGTTGTCATCTGTATTTTTCTTATCTTTTATTATTTTAAAAAAAACCGCTTCATAGTAGCTTTCATTACCGTGTATTAAAGAATGATGAGTTTTGCATAATAATAAGCCATTATCAATATGGTATCTTAATCCTGCGCTATCACTCCATCTTTTAATATGATGAACTTGTAATTTTTTTGATGCTTTACACCCTGGCCACTGACAAACTCCCTTATCTCTTTTTCTAACTTCTTTTCTCCATTGTTTATATTGTGGGTCATTATAATCTCTAAACATAAATACTATAGTTTTTAATATCGTATCGCACCATTTCATTTACCAATTCGTGAAAAGTGGTTTCCGGAGTCCACCCTAAAACTTTTTGTGCTTTAGAATTTCGCCCACATAAATAATCAACTTCTGCTGGTCTATATAAAGTTGAATCTATTTCTACATACTTTGTATAATCCAAGTCTACAATTTCAAATGCTTTTTTTACAAAATCTAGTACTTTGTGCGTTTCTCCAGTACATACAACATAATCATCAGGATGATCCTGTTGTAACATAAGATACATAGCTTTTACATAGTCTTTGGAGTGTCCCCAATCTCTATATGCTTGTAAATTCCCTAGTTTTAAAGTTTCATTTGTTTTATTATTAATTAATTGCCCAATATATTTTGTTACTTTACGAGTTAAAAAGTTTTCTCCCCTACGAGGACCTTCATGATTAAATAATATGCCTGAACAAGCAAAAACATTATAAGCTTCACGATATATTCTTACCAAATTATGAGCTGCTACTTTGCTTACAGCATACGGACTTTGAGGGGCCAAACTTGTATTTTCGTCCTGGTATTTATTATTAAATTGATCAATATCATAATTTTTACCAAACATTTCACTAGTACTAGCCTGATAAAATTTTGTTGCAGAAGATGTGGTTTTTATGCTGTCTAAAATATATAAAACACCATTAGTATTAACATTAAATGTGCTAACTGGCTGATCAAAACTAGTGGCCACATGACTCATAGCGGCCAAATTGTAAAATTCGTCAGGCTGATATTTTTTAATAATGCTATATATACTATGGGGGTCTGTGAGATCAAATTCTAAAAGAGTTAAATTTTTATTATTAATTAAATGGTATATTCTTTCAAAGTGTAGTGAGCTGCTACGACGATATAAGCCTAAAACTTTATAGTCTTTACTTAATAGTAATTCGCTTAGATAGCTTCCGTCCTGACCTGTTATTCCTGTTATTATAGCAGTTTTACTCATGTCTAGTTTCCATAAATTCCGGAGTTAATAAAGGAAGATCTACGGTATTATCCGCATAATTATGATAAACTTGTAGTTTCTCTTTGGCTTTTTGTGAGGCCATATTTAAAATTTCCATTTCTCTACCAGTTTGTTCTCTTATATTTTCATCTTCTAGCATACGAATTAGTCCAACCCAACTACTTTTACCGTCTTCTATTCTTTTGATTCTTTGTTCTCTGGTTGCTTTTAAATCTTTACTAATTTTTTGTTGTTCGTTTAATAATTTAGTATATTCGTTAGTATAATTGGCTATGCTGTTGCGTGCGAAACTTAATTGAGTTTCTAGATTAGCCAGTTTAGGAATATCTCTTTGATCTTCTGGTTTAGAATATTCGTTATCAACAGCTTTTTGTAATTTTTCGGTTTCACTAATATGTCTTTTTCTTTCTTTCATGCTGCGATTAATCAGAATATCTATTGTGATAAATTGTTTAATTTGAAGTTCTTCAGCAGGCAATACATCTTCTCTAAATTGTTTAATCAATCCTATCCATGTATTTTCAAAATATTCTAATTCTCCACTTTCAGCATCAAACTGTCGTGTGATTTCATTCCAAAAATTTTTACTATGAAGCTTGTCTCTAAGAGTATTAAGAGCTAATTTTTCTTCAGGATCTTCTAATAGATTATTTTCACGTACATATCTTTTGATGGGAGCTTCGTGTCTATTAAGATTTTGGGCGATTATATCAACTGATAGACTCTTAATATTTTCTCTAATATAAGCTTCTTCTGTTAAGCTTAATTGTCCTCGTTTTTTGGGAACTCCACCTGTTTCCATCCTTTTTCCTCCATAATCTTTTGTATATGTTTTTGTAGCTTAATAGTATCTGCTTTATTGATTTTTTGATTATGTTTAAGTTTTAAATAAAGGTCTCTATATTCAGTTTTAACATTTTCGTCTAAAAATTTAATAATTTCATTATTATCATTATTATTATCGTTTTGAGGCAATGAGGATAGATCATCTACACAAGAAGGTTTAGCTATGTTCTTTTTAGCATCATTTCTTTTGCTCCAGCTTTCATAAAGATCGCAGTCATTTTTATTAACAAATTTAGAGCATTGATTATCAGACACTTTGTATTTTGGATCATATAGGGGACATGTTAAACAAGGTTTATCTGGCCTTTGATAGTTATTTCTTTTATAGTTAAAAAGCCTGTTTCTTACATGTGTCCACAAAAAGTTTTCCAGGGGTCTTTTATGGTCGTAGTTTTTTAATCCTTCTAGAGCGAAGATAGCAGCTTGCTGCTTCATATCTTCAGCACTATGATAGCCGAATCTGAATTTGTGAGCTAATCTTTTGGTTATTTTATCTAAAATTTTTACAAACTCTTCGTCAGAAACTGTATTTTGAGAATCTTTTTTAATTTTTTTCATCTAATAATTCTGCTATAGTTTTTCCTTCTGGTAATTCTAGATCCTTCTCAGCATCAAGATCTATTGATCCTGAAGCTTTAATAGTTAATAGGGATGATACAATATCTTGATCATTAAAAATAAAATTAGTCATTTTTGCCTCTTGCTAAAAATTGCTATCTCTTTAATATAGTAGAGCGTTCGGGTATATTGTCAATATTAGTTATACAAAAGGAGAGTTTATGAGTTATAAAAAGTGGGGCGACGGAGAAAGAGACTTTATCCAAAATAATTATACACTTTTAAGTGATGATGAGCTAGCTTTAAGATTAAGTGCTATGAGTAATTTTCCTGTAAGCGTTGCTATGGTTCGAAGACAAAGACGCAAACTACAGTTAAATAAGCCTCGTGGTAGACCAGCTAAAAATAAAAGTAATAATAGTATTCTAAATTAATATAGTTAATATTGTATATAGTTTAATAGTAAGGGCCTCTTTATGGGGCCTTTATTTTTTATAGTTTCTTGATTTTATATATGATAAGAGACTAGGATCAATCTTAAATATAAAAGAATAAATAGGGCGATCCTTGTGGTTTAGGTAATACATTATTTTTTTGATGCTCTTACTATTTTTATACCACCCAGCGTTTTTTGACAAACTGCCGATCTGGCAGTTAAAAACAAAAAAACCCCCCCACTAGAGGGGAGCCCCTATAACCCCTAAAAACAGGCCATTTTTCACCAAAATTTTTTTTTCTTGACAACTAAAGTTCGTTTGGTAAAATGTCGATATAAGAAGTAAGAAAGAAAGAAAGAGAGAGAAAGATGGAAAAGGTTACTCATATCAATGACTTCATTCGCAGTCTTCCGAAGATTCGCCGTAGGCGAATTTGGAATGTGTTGATAGATGGTCAGGTTGTCCAAGGTGTATCTGCTAGCGACAATAGGAAGTCTACAGCAGAAGCGTACATTCGGTCAAAGTATCCGAATACGCAGTTTACGCTAGTTTTCGCCTGTTGGAAAATCTAGTAGTCTCCCCCGATAAGGGGGTTGACGGCGGCGGAAAAGTTTGATATAACACTCGAAAGAGAAAGAAAGAAAAAAATGAAGTTTCCGATTATCGAAAATGCAAAGCGTCAAGCACGTATGGTTTTCAAGGGAATCGCAATCCCTATGGTGGTTCCTGTTCCCGACTCTCGGGTTGTGGAAGGTGTAGACTATGTATCCGGTGTGCAGGATCATGGTCGCTATGTTGTGAGCGAAAAGGTTTTGAAGTTCAATCGCAAGGCTCTGAAGAATATGGGCAAGGTTCAGGTTCGCAAGGAAAACACTGACCCTCGATTTGTGGGTGGTGAGGATACTATGATTGTAAAGGTTGGCAAGCCGGGTTCTCGTGAGCGTGTCGAGGCTTTTGCTCGCCAGTATGGTGCAATTTTGGCTTGTGGTGAGGAAGTTAGCCCGTTTGCTTGGAAAGGTGAAGAATGAAAACGAGAGTACTTCAAGACGTTCTGCGAATTGAACAGATACGCTTGTCCACTACTGAACATCCGTTACAGCAGGCTGCTATCATGAATCGTATCAAGCATCTTGCAAAGCAGTTGAAAAAACGATGGAAAAAAGAGATGCAAACCCTTGATGCGTAAGCACTTAGGGAAAATTTGCGCCGCAAAATTTAACGTAACTCCTTATATACCAACGACTTAAGAACAAAATAAAAATCTTCTAAAGATAGTGTTTGACTTTTGCCGATCTATACTGTAGAATCGAACGCAGGAGAAAGATGATGAAAACTAAGAAGAAGTCAGTTAGCGTGTATCAGAAAACCCAAGCACGCATGAAACAGGAAACTGGTCGTGCTTTGGCTCAGGTTCGATTTCTGGAAAATCTGTATCGTGAGATGGTCGAATCCAAGAAAAAGGAAAGCAAGTGATGACACACTCTGAAGCATATATGATGGTTCGTGGTAAGCGTGGTGTGATGCGTCGTAAGGTTGGTAACAATACCTATGCAGAAATTCTGCCTGATGGTAGTATTGGAATTATGCTACATAGTACTTATGTGGTAAAAATTCATCAGGATAATACATATACACTGAATAGTGGTGGTTGGCAAACTCTGACTACTAAAGATCGAATTAACCAGTATAGCCCTGTACGGGTGTATCAGCGAAAGTTTCAGTGGTATGTACAGTTGAACAGTAAGGAGTATGAGTATATGGATGGGATGGTGGTATCATGAAGTATTTTTACGAGTACCTGAATCATACAGGATTTGTAGAGTATGACACTTATCATCTTCGAACAATCCTAGAAATGGCACAGCAGATTCTAGGAAACTTTCTTGAATGGCTTCCTTGACCTAAAGCCTTGGGCCTAAAGCACTTAGGACAAGGCCGCGCCGCCCGGATCGACGTAAGTGCTTATCTAGCATAGACTTACATCAAAAAAATTTTTTAGAGATTTTCTATAGAGGGGGCTTGACATGGCCGATAATTAGTGTAGGATTGAATCATGAATATGATCTCTAAGATGTATCTCTGGATAGTTCATCAGATTGTCTCTGCTAATCCTGCGGATTTGGCTAGTGTGGCTATAGTCAGCGAAAATTATGGCTTATTGACAAGTTGGTTTTGATATGGTAGAATCCATCACTCACAAGGGAGAACAGATTATGCTGAACGATTTTGAGGATATCAACCGGATTCTGGACGAAATGACGGACGAGGGAATTATTGAGCCGATTGACGATCCTAGTATCCAGACCGATTTCTACGATTGGGCGGATGTTGTGGGTGTTCTGGATGAAGTTGAACCAAATATTGAGTGGGTTTGATATAAAGCCTTGAGCCTAAAGAACTTACGACAAAGTATCGCCGCGAAATTTGCTGTAAGTACTTATCTGACAATACTTTACGCGAAAACATTTTTTGAGATTTTTTTTACTTGACAACTAAAGATTGCTTGGTAGAATACCGATATAAGAGATAGAGAAAGAGAGAGTAAGCGATGAGTAAGGAAATGAGCATTGAGGAACTGCGTGAGATTGAAGAATACAATAGGTTTATGGACGAATGGGAAAAACGTCCTAAGAATCGTGATTTATATGGCAACAACTGCTATCGTCCAGATGAAGTAGCGTTGACCGATGAAGAATATGAGTTATTTGGTTAGGAGAAAAAGAATGAAAAAGATAAGTAAGAATGAATTGGACGATCTGTATTTTGATGCAGAGTTGATGAATTTCCGGGTGGTTTATATTCAAAAGCCTCTGGATCAGAATCATTTTGTGTTGTATCACAATAAGCCCCAACTTGAGCATGTGGGACATTATCGATACTTGAACGATGTGAAACTTGCAATGCAGAAACATTATAGGTCAGGTACTTGACAAATAAAGTTTTTCTGGTAGACTACCAATATAAGAAAGAGAGAAAGAAATGAGTCACCCTGATCCCCTGTTCGATCCCGAAAACGCTTATGAGGATGATGATATGATGATCGAAGATGAAAACTATGACGATTATTCCGATTTCCACCACGGTGAGATTGAGGCTGAGGATTTGGAGGATAGTTGGGATGATTCGTATGATGATAGTATGGATGGCGATACTGAGAGTGCGTTCGGTTCTTGCGGATGGGGTGTTGATGAATACTATGAACACTATGAGTCGGGTGACGATTACTGATGCAAACTGAAGATATTAAAAATTGGATCGACTCTTACTTTACCACAAGGACTAATAAGATGATGAAGGTTACCGTTACTCAGACCGATACGTTTAATGGTGAGGCTAACTATTCTTGGGCCAACCGTTATGAGTTTGCTATCAATAGCGAGGCATCTCAGCGTAATATTGTGAGAAAGGCTAAGTTTCTCGCGGGCATGACCGGAGTAAAGAGTGACACCTACGATTACGGCGAGAGTCTTACTATCAAGCCGCGAGGATATCATCAGGTTATTTTCGTAGACTTTGAATAAAACTCTCCGCAAACCCTTACTGCGTAAGCACTTAGGGCGAGCGGGCGCCCGCAAATTTGACGTAACTCCTTATGTATCAACTCTTTACGTCTAAAGAATTTTTTTAAGATTTTTTGCTTGACAAGTCGATAATAGTAGTGTAGGATAGCACATAAGAAAGAGAGGATTTTATGAAGCAGCGTTTTTTTGATATCGTGGTTGAGAACTCGGATAACCAAGAAATCTCGCTGAATCAGGAGTTTGTTCTGGATATTCCAGAGCATGATACTAGCAGTCCTGTGGAACGTATGGAGTATAATGGTATTTTGTTGGATACTCTAGTCTCTGCTAGTGGTCTGAATGTTTGTTCTTTCAGAAATGAGCCAGTAGTTCTGGAATAGAACATAAACCCTTGATTCTAAAAGACTTAGAACAAGGGGGCGCCCGCAAATTCTACGCAAGTACTTGTGGGATATAGACTTATGATAAAAAAATAATTTTGTCACTAAATCTATTGACAACAGCCGATAAGAGTTGTAGACTAAGCGTATTCCAATAAGGAGGAAAAGCGATGTTTACGATGAAAGACTTCAATCGAATCAAAAAGAATATCAAGGGGATCGACACGGAAAGTCTATTCTCTCCTCAGCAAGATGAACTGGCACATAAAATTTCCTGCTTAGGTAGTTCTGGTCGTGGTCAAAGCGGCGAAGAATTGATGTCTCTATATTTGCGTCGTAGAAAATATAAAATCAAGCGATTTGGCACAATTCATCCGTTTGATATCCTGTTGGACAATAAAATCAAGTGTGAAGTGAAATCTGCTACTATGTATCTGGATAAGAAAACCTATAGGTATTCTTTCCAAGGTGTCAAGCCGGAACTTTTTGATATTTTATTTCTAGTATTCGTGACTCCAAAAGGAATTGTTACGAAATGGACTGAACAAAAGTATGTTATGCAATATACTGCAAATAAAAAACGTCAAAAAGATGGATACTATATTTATTTTGATGGAACATGCGATAATATCAATATGGCTTATAATGATGATATTACAGATTTTGTAAAATTCTATCCGCCAGTCTCAAAGTCTTGCAAACAAAAGACTTAGGATAAGAGAGGCGGGCCGGATTTGCCATAACTCCTTACTCCCCAACACTTTACGTCAAAAAAATTTTTCTAAAGATTTTTCTTGACTCTTGTCGATAATATGGTATACTTAGAGTATCACGAAAGGGAAAATCATGAGTTACAACGGTTACGCTAACTACGAAACATGGAATGTTTGCCTTTGGATCGCTAATGATGAAGGTCTGAATGGACTTGCGGCCTCTTGTGATGATTATGGCTCATTCACTGAAACTTTGAAGGAAGTGAATACTGTGGAAGAGTTTCATGCTGGTAGGATATCCAATGCCTACCGATCTATCGCATTCCAAACTCCGGACGGGGTAGCATGGAATGATAGTGCCGTGAACCTCACGGAATTGCAAGGTTTTTGGGAAGAAAATTTTTCTAAAGTCCGGTCTTGACTTTGGCCGATAATACTGTAGAATGGTTAGAGTTGTGGTTTTGGTTTTCATAACGAAAGGGTAGATATGAGCGATTTGACTGTGTTTTTTGGTGTTTTTGCTGTTGTTGCTGCTGGTTTTGCTGCTTTTCTGACGTATGCTATCTATGGTGGATCTAGGGGTTCTTTGAGTAGGGCTAAGATTGGCGAAGTGTATAACTTCGTCTATGAACAGCCCGCAAAGGGTGAGCCTGAGCGGTATTTGGCCAAGGTGCTTGAAGTCCATACTCTGGACAATAATAGTATCCGTAGGCTGAATGCTCATAGTGCGTATCGTAGGAATGATCCGCAGTTTGTGCGTACCAACCATCTGGTAACGTGTGCTATGCCTAATGGCACTGTGCGTAATTTCTATGCAGAACGCACCAAGAACTGCCGCAGGCCATTGCTTGCTGGTACGCTCTTCAAGAGCGGCTTGGCTGCAATGATGTTCTGAACCAAAAACCGAGCCCTAAAGTGTTGTCGCAGCAGCACTTAGGGCAAGGTCGCGGGCGCATATTTGTCATAACTCCTTGTGTATCAACAACTTATAAACAATCTAAAGTTTGTGCTTGACAAGTGCCGATATCTAATGTAGAATAAGAGCATGAATACAGCAAATAAATACTCTGCATATGAATGGAGAGTTTATAGGAATAATCGTTTTATTGGCTATGTTATAGCAGCAAGCGAAATTGACGCCTATAGAAAAGCCAAAGAAAAATATGGGGATTATGTTCTGGTAGAAAGAGTATATAGTAGTCTCACCTAATCCTACGGATTTGCTGTGGTGGGCTATAGTCAGTCAAAATAATAGGATCTTGACAAGTAGTTTGCATTATGATATGATTAGTGCAGAAAGAGAGGCTTGTATGGTCTATCGTGTGATTAGAACTGAAAATGAATCAAGTACGACCTTTGATTTTGACGATATAGAAGATGCTAGAGAGTGGGTTCGTCAAGAGAAAGATTTTGATGAGAATTGTATGAGTCCTAAGATTGGGATTTATGAGATTTTTGAGGTGGAAAAATGAAGTTGGCTAAGACTGATAGTGATAAGGTTTATGAGGATATTTATAATCTGGTAGCAAATACTATTGCTATTACTGAGGCTCCTGAACTGTATAATATCCCTGTCACAACCAAAGCAAAGGCTATAAAGGAGTTGACAGACGCTACTTTTTTGCGTATAATGCGTAAGATTCGTTCCCAACGTGATCGGGCTGTTGCTCTGAGTTCTAACTAATTGAGGTGCTTTATTCCAAACTGGTGCATGAACAAGTTGACAGTTTCTCATCCTAATCCTGACATGGTTGACCGATTTGAAAAAGCCTATAATGTTGGTAAGGCTTGTAGTGAGTTTTTGCCTGTTCCAGAAGGTTATTATGAAAATGATAAATGGTATGACTGGTGCGTAAATAACTGGTCAACAAAATGGGATATTGGGGCCGATGTGGGTACGGATAGGGAAGAATGGCACGGCTTGAAGGCTACTAGAGTAGGCAATCAAGTAAATTGTTCGTTTGATAGTGCGTGGAGTCCTCCTGTTGGTTTGTATGATAAACTGGTTGAGTTGGGATATGATGTAAAGGCTAGTTATTGGGAACCGGGTATGGCCTTTTGTGGTATTTGGGATAATGGTGCTGATAATTATGTAGACTATCCTAGTAAGGATATGATTCCTGTTGCATTGTGGAATGAGTTTGGTATGGAAGAATTCTTCAAGGACGATCCAGAAGAAGCGACTACCTAAACGCGGTTCGCTCTAAGTTCTTAGCCCAAGAGGACTTAGGGCAAGCCTGCGCCGCCGGGTTCGTCGTAAATCCTTATGCTGCTTATACTTGCGAAGCAAAAATATTTTTTCAAGAAAGCCCCTTGACAAGCCGATAATAGATAGTAGAATGATTGAGTAAGACAAAACAAACTTTCGTGGGTCCATGCGGCGGGACTAGATTAGGATAAGCCATTACGAAAAAACAATAAGGCTATGCCGATTGTTGACAGCGGGCTTATACGCTGTATAGTAGTGCTAATCTATGGGGGATGGCATCCTCACTCACGACCAATACGAGAACCATCTGTGTACATACAGGAAAAAATGTGAATAGGGTTTGTTTAAGAATGTGAATACGTTCCGCCCTATTGTGGTTCTCGACAATACAACTAGTAACCGTTACCTCTGATAAACTGCCTGATAATAGGTACCCGAAAGCAGTGAAGCAGCGTGGGCGGTTTCCATCCGATCCTGACAAGGGGCAATCGTATGGGTTATAGGAATCGGGGCGTAAAAGATTTCGCTGGTTGACAATCTAAAAATAGATGGTAAAATACAGACATGAATATCATACCTATAAACGACAACAATAGCCGGTTTGATCTTGTAGAGATCAAGTCTACCCACCCTATGGTGGCACCTACTCCACATTGTCGGATTCATGGGGCTATGAACTGTGTGGCTATTCACTCTAATGGGAAACTGTGGCGTTGTATTCAAAGTAATCAAATGAAAGACTGTAGAGCAGGGTGCGAGGAGAAAATATGAACGGCTATGAACTGATCGCAGAGTTTGAGAAACTGATTAAGGATATGATTGTGGTTCCTAATCACTGGCTTCCGGAAGATTTTAGAGATAATCGTACCGATAGCGTTTCGCTGGCTGATCTGGAACGAAAGTGCGATGCTAGAGAGATTGGCGAGACTGATCACCAGATTGAGAAGCGAGAGAAGGATAGGCGAATTGCGGCATACGCCGTGATGATCGAACATGGGCAAGAAATAGAATACATAATGAAGTGATCATAAAGCCTTACTCCTAAAGCACTTAGGACTAGGCGGGCCGCCCCGGTTTGATGTAAGTGCTGTCCTATCAACCACTTATGCTTAGAAAATTTTTCTTCAAGAAACCCTCTTGACAATGCCGATAACTAATGGTATAATGGTGACATATGAGAATCTTTCGTAAAATAGTTCTATTCTTCCCATCTTTGACCATGTTCTTTCTGGCATATTTTACGTTCATTTGTGATAATGAGGCTACTAAGTTTAGTTTTAGGTGGAAATAATGAACTGGCATTATGGTAATCCTATTGTGAATGGAGAATATCTTTGCTGTATAAAGGGTTATCCTTCTCCTATTTCTTTTGATTGGTATGATGGTAAGTGGGGAAGTTGGGATTGGATTGACGACAAATTGAATCCTATTGATCAATCTCTAGTGGTATGCTATATTGGTTTTGATGAGATTCCTATGCCGGAGAATTGGTAATGAAAACCGAAAGTATTGAACTAAAAGAACTAAAAAGACTTGTGAGTGAATTTTTGGATGCTACATATTATGTTCCTTTTAGGGCTGTAGACTGTAATCAACAATTGGTAGAAGACTTGTGGGAAAAGTTAGCCGATGCTGTTGATTCTGAAAGAAAGAGATAAAATGGAATGGAATAACTCTCATAAAAATCCGCCAGAGGCTGGCCAGAAGATATATTACTTCGGTCCCAATATTGGGATTGGGATTGGCACGTATAGGTATGAGGAACACTCTATTAAACATTTGGGTAAGGTGATTGAACTTTGTCCACATGTGTTCTATAATGTATGTTTTGGTGTGGTTGATGCTTGTGACGCCCCTTTCTGGCTTCCTTATGATGAGGAGCGAGCAAAGAGTTGGTGTCCTATTATTCCAGAAGAATATACAAAAGGATTATACGATTGAAAACTCTTAGTGATATTTGTCCATGCGGGCAGTGCAAAGAACTAGTGTGGAAGTATGACCACAATGGTATCATCTGGATTTTTTGTGAAAACTGCCATTGGTGGTATATCGGTAACTACTGACCAGATAAGGACTTAGAGCAAATCCGGCGGCGAAATTTTGTCGTAACTCCTTATCTATCAACGCTTTACGTCTAAAAATATTTTTTCAAGTTTCCCCTTGACAGTTTCCGATAATAGATGTATACTTAACCCAAGACGATAGATGCGGGCCGCTGGCAAAATGACGTCAAAGAAGCCACGGTTAAATGCAAGGCCGAGTATGGCATAACCCAATCTATTTGTCTTGCCTAATCCTACGGATTTGGGATGGATGGGTATAGTCAGCCAGAAATAGTGACTCTTGACAACGATTGGTCGATAAGGTATAGTAGTAGCACAGAGGTGATTTATGTTTAAAGTAGTCGTTTGTGGTGGGCCGTATGACGGGGAGGTTATTGGTGATGATGGATGGATTTCCTTCTCTGCCACCCCGACATATCGTTTCGATAGTTATGCCGATGCTCAAGAGTTTATTGATAGTCGAAGTGCTAGAACAGCAGATGGTGATTATGGTATTGGCGCAACACTAAATATTGATGAAATAGATGGGGATATCTATTAATGAAACCTAAACCACTACACGCCGAAGTTCGATTTCATCTGCTAAATGGTAAAAATTACCGTAAGTGGCAGGTAAATATTATGCGGGGAAGAAAAAGGGTTGACCAATATTATGTCGATCCTGCCGAGTACCAGTTGGAGATGAGGGGTTGTAAACTTGTCAATAAATTAGCTAGGGCCAAGTGGGTTCATAAGAAACAGAAAAAGAATGTTAGCGGGTGGGTACAGTGTGAAGAAGTGATTCTAAATCGTGAGATTGGTATTGACAACTTAGAAAAGCTATACTATAATCCTATTCGTGATCCAAGGTGGAGACGCGAAAGTGATTGTGGCGAATTTGCTTGGGATGGTAGTGAGTATGCTACTTTAATTACGCAAGATCGACAAGTTTATATTTTGGAGGAAAGAGTATGATCAAGGTTGAAATGAGCGTTCGTGAAGCTCTGAACATGGTGTCGAATGGTTGTAATCTCGATATGTACGAGAAGATCGTATGTGCGTTGGAGGTGGCGTTGGGTGTGAACCAGCGTCGAGTGGTGACCATCACTGGAGGATTGACTCTGGATAATCGTATCCATTCCATCAAGGCTATCCGACAGCACACCGGATGGGGTTTGAAGGAAGCCAAGGATTGGAGTGACTATCTGGTTGGTGGTTGGCATAACGACAGGTTCATTCCTGCTAAGTCCGGAGCCAAGCAGAGCATCACTCTGAAAACGCCGGAAGCGGCAGAGGGTTTGCTGCGTGATCTGGTTGGACTGGGTTGTGAGGGTTATCTCTCATAACCTAAACCCCTATGCTGTAAAGACTTACGGCAAACGGGCCGGGCCGACCTTGACGTAAGTGCTTACCACCAAACAACTTACGACAAAAGAAAAAATTTTTGGGGGAGACTCAAGTTCGCTCTTGACAATACCGATACTATACTGTAGAATGATAGAGTACGACGCAAGACGCTGCCACGAAGCCAACAATAGAAACCCTCATGGCACTCTTGACAAGTAGGTATCTGTAGCGTATACTGATACTATGACGATTGGAACTATAACACTTTTGGAGAATGTACCATGAAGAAGTTTTCTTTTATTGTTGATGTTGTGGCTGACGAACTGGATCGTGATGAAGTTGCTGGTACTATCAGAGATTGCCTGACCAGTAATCTTCCGGGTGATGTTTACTCTAATGTCAAGACAGGAGAGGTCAAGGCGTTCAGTGAACAGGGTTGGAAGGTTTTTCGTGCTAGGGTTATGGGTATCACGGCAAAGCAGGCTGGTGATGCTCATAATGGTAAGGTAGAGGTTGTCTCTGTTGCCTAAATAAAATAACAGGTTATAATATCTGGTAGCCAGTGGTAAATCCGCTGGCTGCCAGTATTATGCCCCTGTAGCTCAGTAGATAGAGCGGCGAGCTTCTACCTCGCGGGTCGGGAGTGCAACTCTCTCCAGGGGTACTATTTTTCTTGATAATGTATTTCTCTGTGACAATTACTACATAAGATAATACATTTATCTATTTCAGTTTTAATATCTTCTAGAGAAGCTTTTTTATTTCTGAGCATAGCACCTATTCCATCTGCCTTATTATCTTCTATATGATGGAAATCTAAACATTCTGGTGATGATAATCCGCATTTGCAACATGAAGATTTTTGTTTTAACTCTAATACATATCTAGCTTTTTTAGTAAGGTATTTGTATGTATTGGTATGTTCTTTCCTATGACAGTTTGAGCATATAATGTCGCATTTATTTATTTCTGCTAATACTATTTCTGTGGAATATCCATGACGAATAAGATTACATACTGTATCTTTTTTTGTCTCTGGATTTCTATGATGAAAATCTAGACAATAGAATCTAGTCTCTCCACAGATTTTACATGGGGTAGTCTCTTTAAGATTTTGAACTAGAGTTCTGTTATGATCTTTAGTTTTGTTCTTATATCTCTGTTTATATACCTTAACTCTGTCAATATTTTTATTAGCCCATTTGGTATTATTGGCTATTTTAGCTTTGCTTGTTTTATTCTTTTTCATGGGTAACTCCTGTATAGATTAATACACCAAATCTTAGCAGTACGAGGAGATTTGCCATAAACCTATGGCAGTAAAGGACTTAGGAAAAATGAGGCGGGCCGGATTTGGCGTAAGTTGTTTGCCTATAAGGACTTAGAACAAAATATTTTTCTTGAAGAATCCCTCTTGACTTGTCGATATTAGTAGAGTAGAATCGAAGCAACAAAGGGAGAAAACTATGAAAGTTGCAGAGGGTAATGATAAGTTAGGTAAGGGGTGCGTTGTTGTGTCTCGTCCTGTGGGTGATACCTGTCCTAGCGATTGCGACTATTTGGGGAATGGTTGTTATGCGGAGCAGACCGAAAAGATTTATCCGGGTGTTCGTCCCGCCGGTATGCAGAATCTTGTGACCGAGAAAAATAAAATTCGTGCTATGATTTTGGATGCAAATCGTAGGAATAAAAGTATTAGAGTTCACGAAAGAGGAGACTTTTTCCTGAATGGAGAACTTGACCTAGAATATGTATCAAACTGGACATGGGCATGTGAGAGTATTTTGGCAGATGGTGAGTCGCTTCCCGATATGTGGTTTTATACTCATATCTATGATAGTCGGCTTGTTAGTCTGGAAAAGTATATGGCCGTGTATGCTAGTGTGCATGATGATAATGATATGAATGAGGCTAAGAGTCAGGGTTTCAAACTGTTCGCATGGTGTGACAGCGATATGAAGGTGGCACCGAAACGTCCGAAGCATAAGGCTAAGGCTGACGTTTGGCGAGCATCTTTGCCAAAGTTGGTTGTGCTGAACGGTGAAAAGTTTATAACGTGTCCTGAGATTCGTCGTGGTCGTGCGATTATTACTTGCACTGGTACAAAAGATAGCATATCGTGCGATATGTGTGTGAAGGGATTAGCAAACGTATTGTTTCCTGCTCATTAGGAGAATAGTATGACTACTATGTATGTCGGTAAATATACAGCCAGTGGCAGCAAAAACTCTTTCTATAAAATGAAAGGTAGACGATACGGCTTCAAAAGTTTTCCTAACAAAAGTTTGGCCGAGTTTGCTCATACTGTTCAGAGCGACTTGTCGGTACCGTTTACTTTTGCTCCGCGTGTTTATAGTCCGGTGTGCAGGATACGAGTTCCTAACTATTTTGCAGTATCGGACGGTAAGGGTGGGTATAAGGCCGAGGAAAAACTTGTGTTGAGTGATTGGGGATATTTGACCGAAATTGCCTATCCTTGTAGTTGTAGAAGGTGTGATGGATACTGTTATGAAAATGATCTGTGCGATAAGTATGATGCTATAAATGATCTGGTGGGTGAAATCTATGATAGTTTTGGTATCAACTATACAGATGCTCATAATGCTAATCTTGGATATGTCAAGCGTGGTAAAAATAAAGTATTAGTGATTGTTGACGTTGGGCGTGAGAGCATGGGTGAGATTGGAGAGTATGAGGAACCTTGTTGGGCTGAAGGTAGCGGCGGCGATGAATATGAGTATTGCTCATGCTACAAATGTGGTGGAGGATATAGTGGCTAAGTATTACATACAGTCTGGCACACTACAACTCATTTACTCTACTAATCAAAAACCTCTGGACGCTGCGGTAGCAGCATTATGGGAGACTAACAAATTTGATACGCTCGACGAACATTTTTATGTGGATGAAAGAGGATTCAAAGACTATGCTACAGCGTTACCGGATACTAAAGTATATAAAACTACTAAGGTGGTGAGGAAAGCAGGCTGGAGCCTCGAAGAAGAATAACTCTCTCCCCAAGTCCTTTGTGAGTAAGCACTTAGGACGAACGGGGCGGCGACAATTTGACGTAAGTGCTTATGCTTCAACCACTTAGGAAAAACTAAAGTAAGGATTGACAACTACCGATAAACATGGTATGCTCAGTAGACGTAAAGGAGAACGAATGATTCAATGGATCGGGGTGCTAGTGGCACTGTTGGGTTTGGCTTATACTGGTGTAAAAGACTATCAGAAGGGAGATATCAAACTTCCTAAACTTCCACAAAAACAGTTGACAAAACCTACATTTCCGGTACAATATTGTTTGATGGCGTATGATCCTAATTTAGACAAGGTTTTCTATTTACATGACAATGGCATCTGGTATGACTATGCACCACCTCAACGACGATACTCGACCCCAACGCAACCACAATAAGATCAAAATCAAGGTCAAGCAACCTTGGGAGTTGAGTACTGGACATCGAGAAGAACGTAATACGTTGTTTGATAACCGCCCCAAGCGTCAGCGAACACGACGAGATATTGACAAGGGGTGGAGAGAAGAGTATGATATGTAGGCTTAGCCGGTATAACTCAGTTAGCAGAGTGTCAAATTTGTAATTTGAATGTCGTGGGTGCAAATCCTACTACCGGCTCTCGGGAATGGTGTAACGGTAGCACAAGTGACTTTAACCAACTGGAGTGCATTTAGAGAAATCTTAATGTAGAATCTCTCAAATTCGGGGAACGCTTTAAAATGCTAATCCCGAGCCAAGCCGGAAACGGAAGGTGTAACGACTTGACGGGAGACGCCTAAAACACAAGTCAAGGCGAAGGTAAAGTCTAGACCACAAACCGATAGGGTAACGAAAGTTATAGTGGTAAGTGGATCACTTTGTCTAGGTTCAAATCCTAGTTCCCGAATTTAATTTTTGCCAGTAGCCTCTCCGATTTGGAATTTGTATATCATAAGACTTAGCCCATTTTCGAATAGCGTTATCTGATACTCCGTATCTTTTTGCTATGGTTGTCATGGGGTAAGAATTAACAAGATTTTCCAGTTCTTCCTTCGACGGTCTGTCTGTTTTTCTCAACCAAGGTTTTGGTCCTCCTCTACCTTTTTTGATTTTAGGAGATTTTTTAAAACGTTTACCAGCATAGGTATCTGTTTGACTATGACAATTAGGACATAAGAAACATAAATTATCTAATCTATTATCATTTGGAATTCCATTTTTATGTTCCAGTTGTAGGGATATTTTTTTATTATTCCATGTGTCTTTTAGGCCACACTCTGCACATTGGTATGTGATAAGATTATTGCGAATAATTCTGCTTTTGATAGAGCTGCGATTGGATGTGCTGTTTACACAAAAATATTCTTTATTAGTTTTTTTTGGAGTGAATCGTTTACCTTTATTAGCACTTTTACCCAAAGTAATATGTGATAAATCTATATTTTCATCTTTAGCTCTACGCTTAACCGTATGATGGTTTCCTCCTTTATTGTTCATTCCAAAATATCGTAATATATCAGCGATAGTATTAGATCTAGAAACTAATGCTTTGAACTCCTGTGAGGGAATTGACCATATTATACTTCGTTTTTTTCTATTCATTGTTTACTCCTTATTGGTACCATATATAATACACCAATTTGTTGTCTTGACAAGTTGGATTATTATGCTATAATAGCCTAGAAAATGATGCCCTGTAGCACAATGGTTGTGCGTTCCGCTGTTAACGGAGTGGTTGTAGGTTCGAGTCCTACCGGGGCAGTTTGGGAACTTGGCAGAGCGGACGAATGCGTCTGATTACTAATCAGAAGAGGGTTAAAATCCTCCGGGGGTTCGAATCCCTCAGTTCCCGTTGTAAGCTATTGAAAATAAAAGACTTAGAACAAATCGGGCGGCGAATTTTTGACGTAAGTACTTGAGCCATAACGACTTAGGATTTTCTCAAGATTGTGGTTGACAACTGACGATAAGTGTATTAGAATACACATCATGCTCCCGTGCCAGTGGTTCCTGGCAATCACTCTTATAAGGTGGTCCGAAAGGGGACTTGGTTCGATTCCAAGCGGGAGTATTTATAAGGAACGGAGGCTGGCGTTGAGTTGCGGTATGGCCCGTTAGTATAGAAGTTAGTATATTGGGCTTTCATCCCGAAGACACCGGAGCGTTACCGGTACGGGCTATTATAAAGGGAGATAAAGTTAGATAGCGAACTAGGGGTCTTTTAAACCCCAGAGCAGAGTGCAAGTCTCTGATCTCCCACTTGACAAACTGGCTGATTGGTGTATAGTAGGATTCAAAGGAGAGGTTATGATTTACGACGAAGAAAACGATGATTACCAGTATGACTACCACGATATTGTGGATGATGTAGATTTTATTGACGATGAAACCTATTATGATGATGGCACCGATGAGCCTTGGATGGGCACAGACGAAGATGAAAATGAAGTAATGGACAATACCGGTTGGGATAACTATTATCACAATATTACAGATGAACTAATTGACGATTGAATCTCTTCTTAACGGACGCAACTTGGTGGGACAAGTATTCTATTCTTTCTTTCCTTTCTTTCTAGTACGTTCGAATCGTACCGTCCGTTTTTATGAATGTGATGAATACTATGGTTGATGAATTTCGCCGCACCGAAGATGGTAAAATTATCCAAGGTGCTAGCCACACTTGTCGAGTGTTAAATCATAAGGTTCGTAACAAAGTTATTATCAAGGCTGTTTGCGATCTGCGTAAGATTGCAGATGAGTTTGATAGTATCGCTTGCTGCGGAGTAAGCGGCTTGACTGTTGTTCCACAAATAGCAGAAATTCTCAATAAGCATATAGTAGTTATTCGTAAGCCAGATGAGAAACGCTATAGTGATTTTTATATTGAAGGTGTTTCTCCATTTCGATATGTTATTGTTGATGATCTAATCTGCTCTGGAGATACTCTAAAGTGGATCAAGCAAGCAATCTATGAGGATAATCCGAAGGCTCGGTGTGTTGGGTTGTATTGCTATATTCCAGAAGAGTGTGCGTATACTCAGGCAACAACCAAAGAATTTGAAGCACGATACCGAATCCCTCTCCTAAATCCTGCTCCAGTAAAGAGTTAGAGCAAATCTGTGCCGCCCGCCGCGTCGTAAGTGCTTACGCTGCAACACCTTACGGACCGAAATTTTTTCACAAGTTTTCCGCTTGACAAGCCGATAAGTATAGTGTAGAATCAGTCTAGTTGAACGAAGAACAAGTAACACGAAAGGGTTGATTATGCCTGCTATGGTTGAAAAGATGATGTTTGTTGGTGCTACCCCTTGGCATGGTGAGGGTACTCAGTTGGATGAAAATCCCTCGATCAGTGAAGCAATTACCGCTGCTGGTCTGGATTGGGAAGTCGGTACTAAGCCGCTGTTCACGGCGGAAGGTACTGAAGTCAATGCGAAGGCTACCTATCGCAAGACCGACAATCGGGTGCTTGGGGTTGTCGGCCCTCGATATACTCCGCTCCAGAATCAGGATGCTTTTGATTGGTTCCAGCCGTTTCTGGACGCTGGTGAGTGCCAACTGCATACCGCCGGTTCGCTCAGTGAGGGCGAAAAGGTTTGGGTGTTGGCTCAACTCAACCGTGCGAACAGCGAGATTGTTCCTGGTGATGAAGTGAGTAAGTTCATCCTGCTGTCGAATAGCCATGACGGAACTACGTCGATTCGTGTCGGATACACTCCGATTCGCGTCGTATGTGTGAATACTCTCGCGGCTGCTCACAATAGTAAGGATAGCCAGTTGATTCGTATTCGTCACACTCGCTCCAGCAAGACCAATCTGGAAAACGTGCGTGACATTATGGACAATATCAATGCTCAGTTTGAGGCTACTGCGGAACAGTATCGGTTCCTCGCCAGTAAGGACTTCAATCAAGCAGATATCAAGCGTTATGTGAAGGTCGTGCTGGGTATTGATAAGACTCCCGACGAGGATATCAAGACTCGCACGAAGAATATCATGGATGAGATTCTCGCCCTTGTCGAAGGCCCGAAGCAAACGGCTGCCAATGTGCGTGGTACATGGTGGGCTGCTTATAACGGGTACAATGAGTATCTGAATTACAACAAGGGTCGCAACGTGAGCAATCGCCTCGATTCGCTCTGGTTCGGCCAGAATGGGGTGGATAACCTCAAGGCACTCAATACCGCAGTGGAGTTTGCGAACGCCGTCTGATCTTTTCGTGTCACGATGAAAAGGGGGAGAGCCGTGGCTGGGAAACCGGCTGCGGCTTTCTCTTTTGAATCGGTAGCATTTGACGTAAGTGCTTGGTATTAAAGAACTTAGGGCGAACCGGGCCCCGAAATTTCGTCCTAAGTTTAGTAGTGATAAGGGGTTACGAAGTTTTTGTAATGGACAAGAGGAGAGAGTGCCGATATAATGGAAGGGTTCCGGTTGTAAGTGTTTATGGGACAAAGAGTTAGGTTAAAATCTTAACTATAAATGTAAAGAGTAGAATCTTTTAATTTGTCTCGCCTAATCCAGCGGATTTGCTGGTCATGCTGATAGTCAGCCAAAATACTGGTATAGTAACAAGAGAGACTGATTCTAAATTCTTATGTGCCAACCACTTGCGATCAGTCTTAGGGTGTGGTATACTATACAATGTAACAACCTTGTAAAAGGTATAGTAAATAATTAGTTGAGATTAGTTCTCAATATAAGATATTTTTATAGTCTCACCTAATCTTTCAGATTTGGCGGTCTTAGTGATAGTCAGCGAGTTTTAGGGGTATAAATAATATATGTTCTAAGGAGCATGTATTATGAAAATATTAGAACCCCCTCCTAATTTTCTGTACTATCTGATAGTTTATTTATGGGTGCAATTTCTAATGTGGTACGGGCCTTGATTATGCAGAAAGAGAAAGATGAAAATTGTCGTAATATTTGATTTTCCTGAGATTAAAGATGTTGAGAGTGAAGAGGCTACCTTTGCTATTGATAGTCTTAGTAATGATCTAGAAATTATGTCTAATACTACTTTATACCAGTGGTATATTGACGAGGCTTTTGGAGATATTCCTGATGAAAATAATTAAGATCAATATGGAACTCGTTGTAGACGACGATCTTGACTATGATAAGGATAGGATTGCTAATTATCTGAATAATAAATTGTATACTGATCCTGAGTTTTTTGGGGATTTTGGTCCTGAAAATATTGTGGAGATTAAAGAATGGGAATGATTACTGTTAATGATAAAAATCGTGATGATATTATCCGAGTCTATGCTTCTAGTATCTTAGATGGTATGGATTTTGATACTCTTTATAGTTTTGCTTATGAAAAGTTGGTGGAAAGTAAAGATCTTATGGATAATGAACCACTGGAAAATGAGATACTAGAATTTTATCCTGAAATATTAGATCAATAAATTAGCATGGTATTGATGGGCTTCTCCAAACATAAGTATTTCCAACTCGCGGCGGTATAATATATGGATTAGATAGATCAGGACTACTACAAAACAGACTAGGATCTGGGGGCCCCTGTTCTGCAGGACAGGGAGAAGAATTAGCCCAGTATATCCATCTGCCGCCGGCGCACTCCATGCTCCATGCATGATCACACGGGGATATACAATAATCTGGACATGGTCCATTTAAACCAGCGTTTGCGAGAGTCCTATCTCTTATTATGTTTGAGGAACCATCACAACAACTATTACTATTGCAATCATTAAGAGATGAATAACCTCTTTGTCCACTTGGCAGGGTTTCCCCATATACTAATTTTCTACATGGCATAGTTTTCTCCTTAATATATTATACACCATAATAGGATAAAAATACTGACTCATAAAATATAAAAGGGAGATTTTAAAATGAAAAATATAATAGATTCTGAAACAAGAAGAGATCTATTGGAAAATTATGTTGAAAGATTTGTTCTTGATTTATCCTCTGAGGAGATTAGAAACTTATTGATTGATTATATTTATGATGAAAAGAGTAGAATGACTAATGTTGCTCTTATTGCTGAAATTAATGATACTTATCCAGATTTGTTGGTTGATTGAAATACTACGCTAATTAACCGTTTTGATCCAACTTCTTTAATCTCAAGGGGTTGTGGAGAGTCGTGCGTGTGGTATACTAGATCTGAGGAAAGGAGGAATTGTGGTAATTTTTACAATAATCTTAACTATTCTAGCCTATTTATGTTTTATTAGCAGCATCTGTTTGGTTTATAAGATATCCTGTCAACCAGGTAGAAATATTGATGGTAACAAAATTAATAAATTCTAAAATCAATAATGATGCAAGAGTAAGTTGCTCAACCTGATAATAACTTCTTCCCCAATCTTGTCAACACCAGGAGGTTTTGTGATATTGTTGATTCTTCTTTGTTTCTTTGCTCTAGAATCTTAAGTATCTAGATTCTATTCTTATGTACTACTAACTCTAATCCTATGTAAACTCAAATAGAATTAAATGCCCAACTGCATAACATATAATGCCAAAATTGACCATAATCAAGGTGTAAATTTCTAATACTCTATCATCTAATAAAACTATATTATTAAGCACTAAAGCACAAGAAAAGCTTTTAAAAATTTTATTGGCCAACAAGATCTTTTATGGTATAATACGTTGGTCAACGAGGTTGATGATTAGTTGCTGAGTAAGAGCGAAGAATCATCGGACTCATGGACAATTGTATCTTTTACTTTTGTTTATGAGGTGATTTATGGCTAGTGCTTTTAGTGTCACAGATTCTAATCGTGACGAGATTCAGGTTAAATATGTAGATTCTATAATTGCTCATTTAGACTTTATAGAAATACGAAGTTTGCTTAGAGATTATCTTCATAGTGAAAAAGATAAGTATTCTAATGCTGATTTAGCTGACGAAATTAAGAGCCGCGACCCAACAGTTTGTAAAGAAGTTTTTGGGCGTTTTTACAGACCTTTAAGAGAAGGAGTAGAAGTATGACTACTCCAATAGATATTCGACATATTAATGTTGATAATAAACAATATTATGCTCGAAAATTTGCTGAAAAGTTAGTTAGTAGTATGGATTATAAAGAGTTAGTTGATACAGCACAAGAATACTTTTATAGAGACAAAATGAAGGAGCCGATTAGCATCCTTGAAGAAGAAATCTATAAGAGTTTCCCTGAACTGTTACAATCATACTCTTTAGAAAGGGAGGCCCATCATGCCTAAAGTCTTCCATAGGACTATATCATTCGATGTGGAGGGGGAGATTTATGACACTGATACCTCACCAGAGGATATTTTAAAAAACTATGACTTTCACTTTAAAGACTATGATGATTGTGGAGAAAAATCATTCTTATCTTTAGAACACAAAGATCATAGAGGTAAGATTACTAGTGTAAGTAATCGACCTAAAATTAGTAAAAGTAAAAAAAGAGATACTGAATACTTTATAATATGAGGTGACTTATGATAGATTTTCCTATAGTAACTTGGTATTGGATTGGTGGTGTAACATTTACACTTTTAACACTAATAGGTTTGAGCGTTTGGTTTAACTATTTTTACCAACCTCATACTCATAGTAAAAGCTAGTAATTAATCTAATATAATCAGGTCCGGCGATTAGTCCCAGCTAATCTGCCGGATTTGGTTTTTTTGGTTGTAGTCAGCCAAATTGTAAAACCATAAGAAATGACCATCTTGTGCTTTAGACCACAAACAACTATTATATCACAAATAACGTCGCAGGGATGCGACACATCTTTTAACTGGAGAAAAATAATGAAGAATGTACTATTACTAATCGCTCTTATGTTTGTTGGATCAGTTAGTTATGCTGGTGAATGTGTTAGTGGAAACTGCAAGGTTCTTCGTAGTCGTGCTGTTACTGTTACTCAAGAAATTGTTCAGGTTCCTGTAGCGGTAACTCGTCGTACTGTTGAAGCATCTCGTAATGTTGGTTCACGAACAGTTAACAGAGTTCGTAGTCTAGTACGTTAATCTTATTTTATCATACAAACAAACCCCGGATGCCTCTTAACAATGCACACTTTCCGGGGTCTTGTTTATCTATTCAAGGAGGAATTATGAAAATTTTTATGGTCTCTTTACTATTATTTTTTGTCACTACTTTAACCGTTCAGGCTGCAAAACCAAAGTATTATACTTATAGTCAGCCAAATATGAAGGTTCAAAGTTATACATCATCAATTGGAAATAGTGATCAAGAAAGATGTCAAGCAGAAGCTAATTATATGGCAGCTAATAATATCTCTGGTCATGTATGGGGAACTATAGGAAATTTTGAAGGAGTAGGATATGGTTCTAGTCCCAATTGTAACACTTGTGTTCCTAGTGGTCGAATGAATCTAACAGGAGATGCAAGCGCTCAAGGTCGTAATGGAATGTGGTATAGAGTAAGAAGTTGGAGATAATTAACTGTCAGACCTAACATATTTTAAACAGACTATCTGGCATTATGGTGTATAACTCTATATTTAAGGAGTTATTATGTCCAGAAAAACTAGTCAAATTTGGAAAATAGATAATAGTAGTCTACAACATATACTTGATACATCCTCAAGTATTGTAGACGTTTTGAGACAACTTAATCTCAATCCTCATAGTGGAAATCATAGAACTTTATATAAAAGACTTGAGGAAGAAAAGTTTTCTTTAGATAGGTTAAAAGTTAATAGAGCAGAGAGACTTAAATTTATTAAAAAAAGCATAAAAGTTTTTTCTGATATTTTTATTGAAAATTCAACCTGCAATAGGACAAATATTAGATCAAAAATTATTAAACATAATCTTATACCTTATGAGTGCAGTAAATGTAAAAATAAAGGTAATTGGCTCAACGAAAAACTATCACTACAGTTGGAACATATCAATGGTATCGGTAATGATCATCGTTTGTCTAACTTAACTTTTCTTTGTCCGAATTGTCATAGTCAAACAAAAACATTTGCTGGAAAGAAAAATAGAAAAGAGCCAAAAAAATGTATAGATTGCCATGCTCAAACGATATTAAGGTCAAGTACAAGATGTAATAAATGTAGTTCCATATTAAAAGGTAAAAAACAGCGCAAATTTAATATTGATAAAACAGAACTAGAAAAATTATTGAAAACAAACAATATAAATCAAATTAGTAAAAAATATAATGTCTCATTTACAACAGTTAAAAAATACTGCATAAAATATGGTCTCATCTAATAATGTCGAGGGTTCGATTCCCTTCTCTTGCTTTGTCTCAGCTAATATAATGGATTTGGTTTTAATGGTTTCAGCTAGCCAAAAATAAGAATTTGATTTGACATTATGTTATAGTCTGGTACAATAGGTGTTATAATGGGAGGTTATTATGAAAACTTTAAGAGTAACACCAGATAATAAATCTTATGTGATACAGAAATATTGTGATTATGTTATCTCAAGAATGGACTCTGAAGAAATATATAATTCATTTAAAGATTATTTTTATAGAGAAAAATCAGGTTATCCTATAGAAACTTTAACACAAGAGATAAAAAGATACTGTCCAGAAGTATTAGAAGATCATTTAGCAGAGAGTGTGGTTGGTAAAGATAAAGAGTATGTTTTTGAAAATCCTGTGGATCTTACCGATTAGTTTCACCTAATATATCAGGATTGATTTTTATGATAGAGTCAGCTAAATATGAGAATTAGTATTAGTCTGGAGAATAATTTATCTTGTGAGCTTATTTGTAATAGAGTTCAGAAAGCTATAAATGATTATATGAAAGAGTTTAATGATGCAAAAGATGCGCTGATAGTGATAGATATAGTTAAAACTACAGAAGATACTAGTTTTATTCCTAAGATAGAACATAAACAAATAGTACCTTGATACTATAGTCCGACCCATCTACTATATTTATAGAATATGGATATCTCCTGTTCTACCTAAACTATCAAGTTTGGTTATTATGGTAACAGTCAGTGAGTTTTATGTTAAAACACACAATAATCAATATAGATAATAAATGCTTGGATCTATTATTAACAGAAGATGAAATAGCCACAGCATTTAAGCGGGCGTTAGACTATAAAAATAGTTCGTATATTAATCAAGATATTTGTTGCAAGTGTTGGGATATATATACTGCCATTGAGTGCTGCCCGTTCTGGAAAAAGATTTTAGGACTATGTGAACATTGTGAAGAAATTAACCGTGGAGAAAATTGTGATGGCTAAAAAAAACAAAAAAGTTTCAGAACCAAAAAAGACCGAGAAAAAAACTAAGTCCCCAAAAAATATTAAAAACCAAAAAGTTAAAGATATTAATGTGGTAGTTCCAATCCCGGCCCCTATTCCTATTAATGTTCCAGTAACTATCCCCACAAACATTGGTATTTTTGACAGAATTAAAAAGATTAAAGATAAGGTATTTTCTACATTTGGCCTAAATTCATCAAATGATTAATTTGCTAGCCCAAACAGTTACTATAGTTAAAAAGCCACTTTGTCCCACATTGGTTCATGATCCAGTAAATAGGATTATAATTTGTATTATAGGACTTTTAATAACATCACTAGTACTATACCACATAGGAAAATATTATGGACGATGATTTGGGACTATTGAAAGATTATGGACACTGGATTATGAGTGGAATATTAATATGTTATGCAATATTGTACTCTTATCTCTGCAACACTTATGGGTCTACAGATGAGTAATCAAGAATTATCGGCATGGATAACTTTGGGAATTTTATTCATAAGTTTAATTTTTCCCACAATATATATCATACGGAGAGAAAAATGAAAAATGAAGAATTTCATATACCTTTTGTGAAAAATCTAGTATTTATATGTCTGGTAACTATAGTTTCTATGGTTTCTGCTCGACTTTTTATTAAAAACTATTTTTATACCCTATCAAATTCCCCACAATATACATCTCAGCAATCCTACAATGAAGCCAAAGCAGCACAATAAAAGCTAATAACTTCTAATTGATAATAAAATTGATCACTTTTTACTTATTGTGAATGGCCGTGCTGAAAATTGATTAAAGAGAGCAATAGGAAATGGCCGATAAACCCTCTTGACAACCATGTATCTCTATGGTATACTAGTTACTACTGGTAATAGTGAAAATGTTAATTTTATAGGGGATTATATGTATAAAAGTATTATGTTGACCGATAAGGAACTAGAACTTTTAGCCTCTATGATTCGATATTATTTGGGTGAAAAAGACCAAAAAGACAATTTTCAAGTTAATAATGCTCATGTTCTTTTACGTCATATTAGTGGTATAAATGCCCGTTTTGGATCTAATCAATTAGTAATTAGTGGGAAATCAACCCAGCAATAAAAAGAAATCAAAACTAATGAATATTAATCTTGATAAGCATGAAATTAATCTGATTCTTGACTCATTAGAAAGTTATCAACTGCATATTGAGAATGGGCCATTTCTTGGATATAAGTATACTTGGAGTCTTGATAATGTGGAAAATTTGGCTAAATATCTGAATGGTATATTGGAGAATAATAATAATGACTAACGAACTCAAAGATAGAATCCGTAATTTTATTGTTAGTTGGGATAATACTATAGAGGATGCTAATTGGGCAACTTGTGATTTGTTTTTGGAAACGACTATTGATCTCCTAGAAGAAACTATTGCTGAAAAAAATGACTAAACCAACATTGGCCGAAGATATTGCTTATGCTATTAGTTGTGTTCAAGACTATAAGGATACTATAGATACTGATACAGAAAATGGTCAAAAAATCTATGATGATGCCAATGTTCGTATAGAAAGATTAATAACTTTTTATTATCAACTAACAGGATTTGATCCTTACGAGGAAAAGTAATGATAACTATTCCACGTTGGGAATATTATCTGCTATATTTTATTGCTTTTATGCAGTGCTGGACATTTATAGATAGAATATTGGGAAAATAGAATGTGGTCTTATTATTTAGTTCAAGAACTTATAATGAACTCTAAGTGGATAGAGGAAAATGGAGATAATTGGGCGGCTGGAAGGGTAGAATGTCATAGTCAAGATTCTATGGGTTATTCTGAAAGAGAATATTGGCTAATGATTGATAGAAAAGACTGGAATAAGTTTGATGATTATCTTAGAAGTTTAAACTCAACCTCTTTACAAAGCTTAGACGAACTGATACAATCTAGTAAGTTGCCAATAATTCAATTTAAGGCCAAGGAAAAAGTATGACAGTTTATATTGTGATTGGAGAAAAAGAAAAAGATTAAAAAATATTGTTGACTCCATCAATAATGGTATGGTATAATACAATTTGTGAGAGAAATTTTACCATCCTTTACAGTATTGGAGTTTATTATGTCTCCTTTTAAAATTAGTATTCTTGTTGCGGCATTTCTAAGTTTCGCTTTGAGTACAGGATTATGGTTTAGTGGAGTAAATAACGCAAAGGATTACGGACTATTCGTAGGATTATGGGTTCCTAGTTTCTTATCTCTTGGTAATCTGTTATTGAATAGTAAAGGAGATTAACATGGAAATGCTCATATTTTTTGCTGGAGTAATTATGATGTTAGTGGTTAGTTCTGGTCTGGCTCTTAGTATTCTATTTATGGGGGACTTAAATCCAGACTCAAGACATAATCAAAGAGTAAATTATACCTTATCAGAACTTAAAGACAATGACACTTTGAAGAAACTAGTAAATGAAGTTAAACAGTATAAGGTTAAAATTGATGAACAATCATGATTAATTAAGAAGCGAAGGCATAAAAGCCATCGTTTCTTTTTTTAAAGTCTGTCTTGACAACCGCCGATAGGTTTTGTATATTTAGTGCAACCTTGGAGAAAAACGATGACTCTCATTAAATGTTTTAGCACTGTTATTGGACATAAAGAGGCTCAAGAACTTGTAACTGATCTTAATCAGATGAAGTCGGCCCAATCTGAGGATTTTTATATTGAATATGATAGGTCTAAGGATTATTATAAGGATGATACATATATAGTAGTAGGTAATGTTACTGAAGAAGATTGGGAAGAACTTAATCTTGATATGGATTTTATGGAAGTAGGCGACATATAATGACTGGCCTAGTTTTATTTAGTGTTTTAGGATATATAAGTTATATTCGTATTTATGATTGGTGGTATGGATATGGTGAATTGTTCTAAAAATTTCGATTATATTTTATGGAGCATATGATGATCTCTTTAAAGGACTATTTAAATAAAATTGCTGACTATATTGATAGCGAATATGGTAATATTGATGGTGGTCATCTTACAGATGATGAAAAACACACCATTAAAAATATAGTTATGGCTCATTATGAAATGAATGATAATGTATCTAATGTTGCCAATGCTATTGCTCTATATATAAGAGAGAGTAGATCTTGGACAAAAGATAATACCAAATAATTATTACTATTCTTGTGGCGGCAAGAAATCACGAGGGTTTTTTGCTTATGGACTATGAATATAGAAATATAGATACGGATGTTGAATTGTTAAAAGCGGCTAGAATGTATTGGGAAGATCATATTTCTAAAACAGAAATATATGATATACTAGCCAATAAATGTTATAGTAAATGGGAAGCAGACAGGGCTTTTACAGATTATTACTATATTTATGTATATTCTCCTAATTTAATAGAAAAAATCTTGTATTTTTGGTCGTTTGTAAGTATTATTATGATGTGTTGTTATATTCTAAATATTTATGTTTTTCGCTAAAATCTTAAAGAGGGTCTTGACAAACGCCGATTACAGTGGTATGCTTAGACGTATACCTTGGAGGCCGATATGAACTACTATATTGAAAAACACGATATGGAAATAATTTTGGATGCTTTGGAAAATCTGGTACTTTCCATGAAAAATACTAAAGCATTTGGATTGCCTAATCGCTATCCCTATTCTATAGAAGATGTTGATGGTCTGTTTCAAAGTTTTGACAATAGTTTTGCGGAGCAATCAGAATGACATACCACTATGTTACTGTGCAAATTGTTATGAGAAATTGTGAGTCTGAGACAGACGCTAGAAGGAATTGTGTTAAACTTTTACCTTGTGATCCAGACGAAACCACTAAACATATGGAATCTTGGGAAATCACCAATATAAGGAGTTCCGATAATGGGAATGGGTAGTTTTGCAGTTGGAAGTTTTGTTATCGAATATAAAGACTTGAAGAAGATTTGTCCTGATGAAATCAAGACCATTGAACAGGCTAAATATTTTAAAGATATTGGCTGGGGGAGTATTGCTCAATGGTTGAGTTGGGATGATCCAGACAATCTTAAAGATGAACTATATTCTTGTGTTGAAGAAGATCCTTCCAAACCTACTATAAGACTAGAACTATCTGAGGATCAGATTGTAGAAGATATTTTTAATGATTATGATAAACTTATTACTAATCTAAAAAACTCATTCAATAAAAAAACAGGTTTGAATTTGTATTTTGACAACTATGATAGTGAATATGGCGACCGTTATGATAATCCCGGCGATAAAGATGGTTGTATTTTTTGTGTGGACGGTATGGTACAACTAACTCCTGCCGGAGAAAAGTTTAAAGATATTATCACAGAACGCAAATGGACTCAATTCGGTTAATTTTATCTCTTAATTAAAGAAAGTTACAAATGAGTGTTAAACTTGGTGTGATTAGTAGAGGCAATAAGTTTGTGGTTACTAAGAATGGAGAGCCTATTATTCTTCCTAAGAGTGATGGACAAACTATAGTGACAGAATTTGATTCTAAGGAAGATGCTGAAAAGTATATCAGTATTCTTAATCGTTTGAATCAACAGAAGAAATATGCGTAGTAAGAAAAAACTTTTACTAATTTTAGCCAGAGCAATAGATCATAGGGTTGGTCAAACTGATGAAGATGCTCCAGATGTTCCTATTTTAACCCAAGTAGAAGCATGGACAGCATTTTGGATAAAATTATGTATAATCTTGATAAATTTTATAACGTGTGGCTTTATCATAGCCAATACTATACATCACTGGTAACATGACTGGTTTAAATGTAACATCTCCCTGGTCTATGCTTTTAATCAATGGCGACAAAAGCGTTGAGACACGATCCTATCCCCTGCCTAAAAGACTGGAAGGTGTTGAGTTAGCACTAATAGAAACTCCGGGGAAATACGGCCGATTCAAAAGCAGGATCATTGGGACTATTACTTTTAGTCATAGTTTTCAGTATCCAGACGAACAATCTTGGAAAGATGACTATAACAGACATAAAGTGGAAGAAAATGATAAATTTTATAGTTGGAATGAGAATAAAAAGAAATATGGATGGGTAGTTAGTAATATTACTAAATTTGAAAATCCTATTGAGCCTCCTAAAAAACGAGGCATCATTTATGTGAAGGATTGCCAAGTATGAAATACTTAGATACTTTTGATACATGGGATAGAATAATTAAGTTGACCAGAGGCGATCATTATTTTACTCTGTGGATACATGACAAGAATAAAGACCATACGGAAACTCTTCAACTAAGTGAAAAAGAATTAAAAGGATTCGTTGGTTTTATTAACAGATTTCTAGAAAGTAAATAATGTATGATTGTATAATTATTAGTGATTTACATTTAGGCAGCAATATTTGTAGATATAAACAGATACAAAAATTTTTATCATCACTACCACCTACTAAGGAATTAATTATTAATGGAGATTTATTTGATAGTTTAGACTTCAAAAGACTCAAACAAAATCATTGGGACATACTAGCAACTTTTCGCAAAATTTCTAAACACACAAACATAGTATGGATTAAAGGCAATCATGATGGCTCAGAAGATATTTCCCACCTAATAGGAGCATCATTTGTTAATGAATATACAGTAACAAGTGCTCATAAATCATTTTTAATATTACACGGAGATATTTTTGATAAATTTATTACTAATCATCCCATATTAACTAAATGTGCTGACTATTTTTATAGAATGATCCAGTATGTAGACGCATATTTTTCTACAGATTTTTATTATTCAAGTTTAGCCAAAAATAATAGTAAAACTTTTTTAAGATGCTCAGAAGTAATTTGTGAAAAAGCCAAAATATATGGGGCTTTACATCATGTAAATGGTGTTATTTGCGGACACACTCACCTACCTTTAGTTAATACTAATGGTCAAATAGAATATTATAATACTGGGTCATGGACAGATAAAAATTGTTCATATATTACCATTAAAAATGGTCAAGTTGATCTAATACTATCTTGACAAATGATTTTAAGCACATATTATCTCTTCAGATTCGTGTGAATCCGTTAGTGCCATAATAATGGGCTAATTTTACAATGTTAAACTAGGTTTTAGTTTGTAACGGAGGTTTATTATGAATATGCTATATCGTCCTGCTAATTCTAACGGCTATCTTGCTCCTCGTCGCGTTGATCTTTTTTCTGAGATTAGTAAAGAACTAGATCATGCTATGAATAATATCTTTGGGCATGATTTTTTTGCAGGATTAAGCAAGAAAGGACGGGGTTATCCTTTGATGGATGCTATAAGAACAGAGAAAGATTTAACTCTAAGATATACTGTACCTGGAGTTAAGAGCGAAGATTTAACTGTTGAAATTACAGAAGATGATTTGGGGCGATTGTTGACCGTTGGAGGATTGTTGCATGAAGATTATATCGGAAAAAATGAAGATTATCAAATTAGAGAATTAAGTGGTCAGGAATTTAGACGAGTTGTTAGACTGCCTTCTGACTTAAATGAGAAAGATCCAACTACTACCTTGAAAGATGGTATTTTAACACTAACATTTGGTTTGGCTAAAACTGAACAACCACAAACTAAAGTAAAGCGTTTGAAAGTTAATGAAGGATAATAAAAAGAATAAGAGTGGTGGGGGATAACCTGTCCCCCACTATTTTTAAACTTGCTCTTGACAGTTGCCGATAACTATGGTATACTGGTTCTAAACCTTTGGAGAACAGATTATGAACTTTAGAACTGCTGCTGAGGAGTGTGCCAGATATATTTTTGATAGTGATAGTGAGCAAATTAGTTATCAAGAATATATTGAGGAAGGTAATGATCCCAGAGATCATATTTTGTATCATGCTGCTGTGGTTTTGGGCATTGATAAAGAAGAGTTTGATAATGATATAAAACAATATATTAAAGAAAATACATATGCTTAGAACTAGAATACATTATTGGAACTGTGGGAAATTCGCTGATTATATTCGCGGATCAAAAAAGCCTTATGCTCTTGGATGGACAGAATGGGATGAGTGGCATATTAACGCCGCCAAAAAACATCCTATAAGATATTGGATTGTTGAAACCGGCTTCAAAAAACTTCAAGATATTGTTTATTATCCTAGCGATCTTTATTATTCTATTAAGACCTATATTAAAAATCGTTGGATAGATAAATGTCATCTTGTTAATACAGGACTAAAGCCGGGACAGTATTATGATTTTGATACCAAGGTTTTACATGGTTTATTTTATGAACTGGTTGATTATGTAGAAGTAGAACTTGCCGCCTCTGCTAAATGGAGTAGCAAAAACAAGAATAAATATAAATTTGTTAAAGGTCGTTGTGCAAAAGCAGGATTGGATCATTTAAATTGGGCGTCAAGATTAACCTACGGAAAAGATTGGTGCAAAGATAAAACTGATCCAGATTATAATCTGCCAACTCAGCAAGCAATAGATGCTAAAAAAATCAAGGAACTTTATATTTGGTGGACAGTTACTAGACCAAAAAGAAAAGATCCTCAAGATTTGAGTGGATATACTAAAATAGATGCTGATCCTAAGAGTCTTAATGACAAAAAATTAAGAAATGCTCTGAGTAGGCTTGAAAAAATCGAACAAAAATATGATAATGAGGATACTGAAAAACTGATAGAACTTATCAAACTTAGACATAGTATTTGGACATAAACATTATTATGCAAGCCACCTTAACTTTTAATCTCCCCGACGATCAACATGAATATGAGATTGCTACTCAAGCACCTAAAGTACAATCTTTTCTTTGGGATTTTAGTCAACAATTAAGAAGTTGGTATAAGTATCATCATGATTTTAAAGATGCTGATGATGCTTTGAATAAGATACGAGATGAGTTTTATAGATTACTAAATGAACATAATATAGATATTGATCTATGAACAAACCAGACTTAGAACAAGATTTGTTATCTAGCGATTATATAAAACAAAAATGCAAGAATAGCGAAGTGTATAGTCAAAATTTATATTCCGCTATATGCAATAATTTGTTCTATAAAAATAACCAAGAATGGAGTTGCAGTTGGCGTTGTGCTGGTGGTATAGTTGCTGATATAAGAAATATAGGTGAAGACTATCTGAGTTTCTATTGTTCTGGTATTGGAAGTGGTCATGTCGATGGTTATGTTTCTGAAAGTGTTGTTACTGATGAAATCAGAAATGATTTACTTCAATTAGGATGGACAGTTAAGCCTTACGATAAAAACTATTTACAAAATTTTGATAAAATTATATGAAAGAAAAATCTGCCAAAGGAGTAAAAGGTTTTTTGCTTTATAGTCCTTTTGATAAATGTTATTTTTTCAGAGTGTATAACAAGAAAAATCCTAAAAAATTTAAAGATTATAGGATCACAGCAGAAGATATAGAAATTAAACTGTTATCAGACTTTAATTCTTTGATAGAATTTAAAAATGGAGAAAAAGTTTTAGATTATAGCCAAAAAGTTCTTGGTAGAAAATATAATGAACGACTTTAAGAAACAAACAATTGTATATGATGATCTTTTAATAGATATACAATATAATTCCATTGTAAAGAATAAACCATACTTGGTTAGATTTTATTCTTATGATTGTTGTTCAGAACATAGATTGGATCAACAAGATTTATTAAAACTAAACGGTGTTTTAGCCAACTTTGCTGTTGACAACCATGGCAGTATAGAGTATAATCCTGAACATACATCTAATGGAGAACACAATGATTAAACATTTTCCAATTACTAATACAGAATTTGTGGCAAACCATTATTCTGAGAAAGATGGTGTTCCTATTAAGTACGTTTGTACTACAGATTTTAGTGCTAGTGATCGTCCTGTGGATATTTTTTATAGAGAAACGTCACACCCCCAATTTGGCAATAAATATTTCGGTATTGCACCAGATTATGAGTCTGATAACTTTGTTATTTTTAATGCCGATAAGGTAGAAGATTTTACTTTTGGTATGGTAGAAGATGACGATGGAAATATGCAGTATAGTAGATCTCACCATGATTATAAGAGTTTTAAGAATGGTAATATGATTGATGGTGGTAGACAATATATTCGTTCTAGTCTGAATAGTAAAGTATATGTTGTTCGTGATGGAAATATGATTCCTGGGGCAGACCCAAATGAATAGCATAGAAGAAGAAAAGATATTAGAAATCATGCGTCTATGTAATCAAAAGATAGAAGAACAAAAAACTCATGAATCTAATATTGGTTATGGTATTGATGATTATTCAGAAGGCAGGATTGTTGGTGGTGCCTCGTTGGCACGAAGAATACTAGCAATATTACAAAGTATTCAAATTTAGTTTTATATTTATTTTATGAAAGGTTATTATGAACAGTAGTACTTATTTTTATGTGGCCGCATTTGCAAGTTTTGTTTTTAGTGTATCTTTGTGGTTTCTAGGTGATGCAGACGTTAATAGGGATCAGGCTATTTTTGTGGGCCTTTGGGTTCCGAGTATTCTTAGTCTTGGAAATCTTACTAAATGAGCAACTTTACTATATTTGTAGTTGGAGTAGCAATAACCCTCATAACAGGTATGGGGGTTCTTACTAGTCAGGTATTTATTGGTTATAAGCATAATATTATTAAGTCTAAGCCAGTATCAAATATGTGAATACTATAATGGATTGTCCTAATTGTATTACTCCGTGGAAATGTAATGGGCCTCATTTACTGCCTATGAGTGATAGTATTTATGAGAGTACTTATGGATATTTTATACTTAAAAATAATAGATGGATGTTTACTCCACTAGAAAAAGAATTTGACTCTGACGATCTAATGATTATAGCAGATACTCTTAGGAATTTAAACGAACATGACATACAATGAGTTTATTAAAACAGTAGATCAAGTTAGTGCCAATTTTAGTTGGAGATATGGTCAGGCACTTATGAATGTGCTTCATGGTGTTTGGCCCGAAAAATATGAAGAAATTACTAATCTAGAACTAGATTGCTATTACAGAGAAGATTTAGTTCCTGCAACTCTGACATTTCTTAAAGGAGATTGGAATCCTACCAAATGACTAATCAAGAATCTGAATCAGATAATCTACCAGATAGTAAAATTCCTTGGTGGGATAATCACTATGAAGATACTTATAGCGAAGAAGTAGAAGATGGTTATCCTTATGATATGGGAACAAAAGTACAAGAATAAATTTGTCTAACCTAAACAAGCAAGATTGAACTATGCCAAAAACCAAAACAAAGAAATTTGATTGTGATGTTAATGGTGGTATTATGGTCATAGCAGCATTAAGATATGCTTTAGGTAGGCATACTTATGTGCCGGGAGCAGTTCAAGATTGGATTAGTCTAAACTGGGATAGTCTTGATAGTAATACTAAAATTGTTGTTTTGAGAGATGTTTTTGAACACCTATATGATGATAGCAGACCTTCAGCATATAGAACCAGTATGACTGATTATGATTTATCAACATGGAAAAAGTTTGGTATTGAACATTATTGGAAATTAGATTATAATGAACGAAAAAGCGTTGATATGAATTTTAGTGGGGATAAGTCTGTTTGGCTAGTTGAAAAATTATATGGAACACAACCAGTATGACAACGCAAAATATTCCAAATTGGAAAAAGGGCGACATAATCTGCTTAATGGGTCATAGGGGTGGAGTTATACATATTTTTGAAGCAGAACGTGATCCTTGGTATGGAAAAACTTTTTTTAGTTCAACAGAAGATTGGTATTATGGTTTAAGACATTGTAAAGAAATTAGATTAGCGACTATAGAAGATATAGACTATAAAATACAATATCAAAAAGAAAATGTAGAAAGAGAAAAAGCAGCCTTAGATCAGTTACTTAATTTTCGGGAGCGTTTGTCAAAATGAAAATACAAAATAAAACAGAGATTGATTTATCAGAAGATGATGTCAAAAATATTCTTTATGAGTATCTTCGTAAAGGGTACGGGGATGGGGAATACTTTTTTAGATTTAGGGTAATAAATAAGCCAATCAAAAGTGGAATGTTTGATAGTATGGATAACCATGTCTTTGATAGCATACAGGTAACAATTACCGATGTCTGAACAAATTTTTGAAAATTATGACGAAGCCCACAGATATAGTTTAACTATACCATGGAAACTTGAACTGTGTAATGTTGGAGAAAGTTGTTGGTGTAGAGTTATCGCCCCCTCTGAACCAATAAGATTTAAAGAAAAAATAAGCAACTGGATCAAAGAAGATATTACTAGAGATTTTGACTATATTATTCCAGATGGTAGTATAGATAAAGAAACGGCGGAATATGTTGTTGATTTACATAATAGATCAGTAAATCTTTATAAGAGTCAGAAGAAAAGATTAGAAGCATTACAAAAATTGAACGATTTAGATCAAGAACTAGGGTTCTCTTGACAAACCAAAAATTTTTGTTAAACTACACCTACCATGAGTACCGATAAACAAATATGAAACCAACAACTAAACAACTTAAAGTTATAGAATTTCTTGAACAACAACTCAAGTTCTGGAAGAACACTAATGATATTAGTTCACCTACTCATGTTGGTGATATTAGTGAGTTTTCTAGAGCAAATCTATATGATAGTTTTTCAGAAGATGAGATTAAAGATATTGATATACTAACTACAGAGTTATACTTGAGTATTACGGAAATAGAATAATGAGTTGGTCATACAGGGTCGTGAAGCAAGTTACCAAAATTCCTCTTGGGGATACTGATATATCTTATGGTATTCATGAAGTATATTATGATGATAACGGTGATATTGTTAATATATCCGAAAGTTTGGCCCATCCATTGTCAGATGATTTAGACGGATTACAGTGGAACCTAGAAAAAATGTTGGAGGCTTGTAAAAAGCCGGTTATCGACTATAATACTGGAGAAGAACAAGATCGGAATTAACCGACGCCGCTGGGTTGATCGCCAGAAGGCAACGTCCTTGACCTCTGTTTCCCGTATTTAGGGTTTCAACGTCAGATAATTGGGGTGTTTTCAATACAACAAACATGGTAAGACAAGGAAAAGGAGAATGGGATTTGACTAATATGAGAAAATAAAGCCTAGATCTGGAATATTGGTCTTTGATATCGGTGTTATTTTCAGAGTATTGGTAATGATACCTCACCTGCCATGTTAAAATACTTTTTATTCTATTGTTTCTTCGGTTTTTTAATATTACAAACAGTATTTTTATCTGTTGTTTTAGTTTATGAAATATATGAATTATTTTACTATTTTATCAATCCAAACTTTAAAACTAATGATGTAGGACCAAAATGAAATTTGAAGGAATAAAAAACTATGGACAATTTTGATTGGGACTCATTTCTAGAAGAATCTAGAACTTACGAACCATCTGCGACTTTATGGATTGATAAAGATTCGGATAGGGTAGAGTTAATTTTGGATACCGCTGCTTGTGTTTATAATGAATGGATAAAAGGCGAAGGAGCAGATATTAGTTTGGTTAGATGCAGCAAAACTAACAAGGTTATTGGTATTAATTTACCACTATATCAAACTAAGTTTAGCATATTCTATACTGATGGAATAAGAGTCAAAATAAATGAAGGTTTCTTAAAAGATAAATAATTATGATAGTTAATATACCAAAAGAATTAGCAAACTTAGACAGAAATGATTTTACAAAAGTTTGTGAATTAGTAGACAAAATAGTTGCTGATATTGAAGAAATTCTTACTGAGATTGGAAGCGAAGAAGCATTGGCTTTAACTAAAGACTATATGATAGATTTGATTAATCCAGATTTACTAGACTTTGACAAGTGGGATAACAATGACAGCAAATGAAGCG